CCTAGCTTACGTCTGATCTTAGCAAGTTTTGACTCTAATAGTGTCATTCTGCTTTTATCCTGTCTGATCTGCTCATAGAGTTCATCTCTCTCCGCTCTTAGATCGTTGAGGTCTCTGCTCTTGATACTGTTCTCTTCTTTAAGATGATTGATATCTTTCTGCATAGATGATACCAGTTCTGCTAATTCTGTTTTTGTCATTGATGTTTTCATTTTGTTATTCATTTTAAGTTATACAAAGTTAATTTCTAGTTTACGTTCTTCTATTAAGTAGGTGAGATAGTCTAATAATGTAGCATTGTCATCACCTTCCCAGTCGTTCAGGCTAACCCAGTTAGTCCTCACGCTATATTCTCCTGTCCAAAATTCCAGGAGTCCTTGCTCTTCCAGGTCACACCAGTTGTCAGAGTTCAATTCGATAGTTCTCTTACTTCTCATTACTTGTAGCTTGAGCCATCCCTGGGAATCCCATCCTTCAGAGTATACATACCATCTACCTTCTTTGATCTCCTGGTCAACATTGTCCTGGATTTCCTTTTCGGCATTCAGACTGGCATCTCTCCAGTCACGCAGTTGCTTGTATGCCTTGATGTCGGCATCACTTAATTTGATTGTAAATTTTTGTTTTTCCATTTTAATAAAGATTAGATTTTTCGATTAGTTTAATTTGATTCTTTGGCAGTTGATCTACAGCATCTAAGTATTTGTCAAATGTAGATTCACACCTTCTGTTAGCTTTGTTGTAAGCCTTCTCATCTCCTTCTCCATCTGCGATGTTACGGAGTCTATCTGCATCATTGTGCTTGATTAGCCAGTTGATAGCAGTCTTTACCAGTTTAGAGTTCTTAGGATTTATGACCTTAACTCCTTGGTATTCAGTTACTTGTGTTTTCATATGTGATATATTTTTTGTTTGACTCTGTAAATATAGGTAACTACTGGCAGAAAAACAATACTTCATTATATTAATTTACATGGTTGATCGGAAATACTGGACGTTATCTCCCTGATCTTACTGGTGTTGACTATGTCTCCAGTATTGCACCACGGAATAAATAACATGAATGGGATAGGGGAGGTTAGTGAGCCATTTCTAATGTGTAAATCTTAGAATTATGTGAACGTATATTATAAGAAACTAGTTATTAGTTACTGTCCTGACCTAGTTATGGTATATAAAAAGCTAAAAAGTTTGACTGGATTGTGTTTTTTTGTACTGGGGAGGGGGTTTTCAGATTCGTTTTCCCAGTGCAGATCGAGTTTTGTTTTAATATATAACCCATTAGTTCTGAATATCTGATGTGGCGTAATTATTTGTCAAATAACTGTATTATATAATAGTATATAGCTATATGATAAAAAAACATGCCACATAACTGTATCTATATATTTGGTATTTTTGCTGTATGGATATACAAAGTATCTTAGCTTTTATAGTTGCATATGAGATAATCAGGTACTCTGTGTTTTCATTTATAAAAAGCGATAATATGAGAAGTAGTAAACCGTGTGAATGTGGTAACACAAATAACCCCCAGGGGTTGTGTGATGGATCCCACGCAAGAAGCTAAATAATGGCAGATAGATTTGTAAAGAACAATCTTTCATTTATTCTATCAATCGTTGTAGCTGTATTTACAGCAGGAGGAATTTTTGCTGAGTTTACAGCTCTGAAAGATGAGATACATTTAGTACATGAAAGGTTAGACGAGAAGATAGTTGTTATTACAAAACTGGAGGATCGACTCCTGGTGATAGAAAAACAATTAGAGTACGAAAGAGGATTATTAGAAGCAATGAAATATGGCAAAAAAAAGTAGTATGCCCTGCAACAAACCTAGACGTAGTTCTAGGGCAGGTAAAAAGAAAATGGTAAAAGCCTGTCAAGGCGGTAAAGAAAAACTTATACACTTTGGTGCTACAGGATATGGACATAACTATTCTGATGCTGCTAGAAAGTCTTTTAAAGCTCGTCACAAATGTTCTTCCGCTACAAATAAACTAACTGCTAGATATTGGGCATGTAAGACCTTATGGTCAGGAAAAGGAGGTTCTAAGAAGAGTTCGCCTAAAAGCAAACAAGGGAAATACTAATGACATTTAAATTTATAATCCAACCCCCATACTCTTTAATGATAGGTGGAGAAGCAATGATAAATCCAAAAACTAGGATAGTAGATGGTTTTTGTGTACATTTGTTATTGATCTCCCTTGATATTTCATGGGCGGATGACAACGACTTTTATAATCTAACTTAATTAAATATTATGCCTATAGAAAAATTCGTGGACTTCGGTGACGAAGCCAAACAATTCCTACGTCAAGGAATCAACACTTTAGCAAATGCAGTCAAGACGACACTAGGAGCTGCAGGTACAACAGTAATTATTGAAGATGAATTTGGTAAACCTCACGTTACAAAGGATGGTGTTACTGTTGCAAAATCGATAAATCTATCCCACCCAGTAGAACATATGGGTGCATCAATAATAAGAGATGCATCTGTAAAGACTGGTGAAGTTGCAGGAGATGGTACAACTACTTCTGTAGTCCTGGCTCAGGATATAATCAAACACGCTACCGATAAGATGATGACAGAAAAACATCTAAATCCTGCGGTTTTGAGAGAACAGCTTACTGTATTAGGAGATGATATTATCAGCTATTTACAGGAGAATACATCTAAAGTAACTAAAAAACAGTTACAACATGTGGCTACTATTTCAGCTAACAACGATGAATTAGTTGGTAAAGTAGTTGCAGATGCTTTCAATAAAGTAGGAACGGATGGTGCGGTCAGTATAGAAAACTCATCTAGCTATCAAACGTATGTTAAAATAGTAGATGGTACTAGAATTAAAAAAGGATATGTAAGTCCTTATCTTATTACAGATCGTGAAAAATCTACTTCAGTACTAGATAACCCTCTAATATTACTTGCCGACAAAGAAGTAAAGAAGTGGGCAGACATTCAGTTTTATCTAAAAGCATCAATAGAACAAAAGAAACCTTTATTTATAGTAGCCGATATAGATCAGAATGTAATGGCTAACATAAACAACAATAAGCTACGAGGTGCACTTGACATCTGTGTGGTGGCTCCTGAGGGAGTGGGCTCTAATCGCCTGGAGTTATTAGATGACTTAGCTGTGATGACAGGTGCTACCGTAGTTTCTGATGATACAGGTGTTGATTGGACTAATGTAGGTGTAGGTAATTTAGGTACAGCAAAAAAAATAATTACCTCCGCAACACAATCAATACTTACTTTAGACACCTCAACAGAAAAAGAAATTAAGAAACAAGTATCTGTAGTCAAAAAGATATTGTCCGCTAAAGAGGATGTACCAAACGAGTGGCATCACAAAGACAGATTATCTAGACTTGCAGGTGGAGTTGCTACTATATTTGTAGGAGCTCATACTGAAGTAGAACTAAAAGAAAGAAAAGATCGTGTGGATGATGCGGTTTGTGCTACCAGAGCTGCACTAGAAGAAGGTATACTTCCAGGAGGAGGTGCTGCATTATATCATGCAAGTATTATGTTATTTAAAAAATTCATGGAACCTTCGGCAGATGAAAGAGGAGCAGCAGCATTTATATTGTACAATTCTCTTACTTCTCCTATAGCAACCATTATGTCTAACTCTGGTAAACTAGGAACAGATATTGATAACACGTTAAGAGATCTGGCTGATAAACCATTTGATCATGGTTACGATGTTTTAACAAAAGCACAAGTATCTATGTATGATCAAGGAATTATAGATCCAGCTAAAGTTACTATAACAGCATTTAAAAATGCATTGTCTGTTTCGCAAATTGTATTACAGACAAATTGTATTGTAACTAACAAAAGAGATTTACCAAAAGAAAATGTAGAATGAAGGCATTAGGTAATTGGGTTGTACTAAAAAGAAAAGACGAAGAGGTAACTGATAAATTAGGTTTAGTTGTATCAGACATCACAGATAAAGGAGTGAGACATAAACTGGCAGAGGTAATCAGCGTAGGCAAAGAAGTCGAAGATTTAGTCGTTGGAGATCAGGTGTATTATGATTTCGCTGCTGGTTCTCAACTCCGTGTATCTGGTGAAGATATATTTACTGTTATAAGCGAGAAACATATAGTTATAAAACTCTAGTGGTATTATTTGATCTTGATGATAGATATCTACTCGAAACACCACATGATTTCCAGAATCATGACTTTGTCTTTTATGATGAAGCAGTTGAACATTATTCTCTAAAAAACATAACAAAAAAAGTAGGTTCTTTTGAAGAGCTTACATATTATGCAGAGGTTTTTTTATATCTGAATCCTGATATAGAGTACCCTATATATGTAGGATACTTTCAATGGTTAGGATCTAGAGATAGTGGTTGTTGTGTTAGAACATATACAAAGACTAGAATAGATCATTATCTACGTCAGATATACTTCACCAGGAAAAAACCATACTGTAGAAGGATGAGAAAAATAATATTCAATCCTGAAAAAATTATTTCCCCTGAACAAAAAATGTCTATATCTGCACAGCTTTTAAAAAGAGGATGTGTTTATAATGAGCAAGATGTTGTCTATGCTGTAGATACTTTGTACAGACATTTAGATATAGCTACTGCAAAATCTATAGCACAAAATATGTATTGTAGTACCTCAACTGTAAATAGATTGATAAATAGTAAGATTAGAAAGACAATGAGTAAAAACAATGAAGAGGTAAGAGAACAATTAAAACTAAGAGTTTTGTTAGATACAATTGATCTTCTTACCAGTAGCGGTGATTCAGTCAAAATTAGAGCACTAAAAGAAATGACATCTATAAGAGATTATAAGCTAATTAAGAAAGCTATGACTCTGTACTTGCGTGATAAGTAGCATTCATCTTTTTAATTAGTTTTTTGTATGCTTTATCTATTTGTGTAGTTTCTTTAAATATTTCATTTCTGTATGGGTTCTCAGATATCTCTTCTTCACCATTTAATTTTTTGTAGGTGTGATTACAAATAAGCTTTGCTCTTTGAGATAGTTCTAACAAATCTCTGTTTCCTGGTCCAGAAGATCCTTTCCTCCACATCTTAAATAAACCTTTGTCTAAAAACATTTTAGTTGTATTGTTACCCCAACTACATATCCTCGCATATTCATTTACATCCTTTCTATCGAATATACCCATATCGTATAAATACAATAGTATTTCTAATTCTTTTATATTGATGTCATATTTTTTCTGTATGTAGTATCTTACTATCCTCCAGTTTTTTAAGTAGTTGTTTTCTTTCTCTCTGTGTGTGTATGTTTTTGATTTTGCTGGAACTCTACGGACATAATATGCTTTCCTCATACGTTGTGTTTTGCACAAATATACAACACAAATAATTAGTATCTTTGTTCTAAATATTTTAGAATGGCACATCAAGGACTAGGGGACACTGTATCTAGCTTAACTGAGATTATGGGTATTAAAAAACTCGTAAATACTATTAGCGAAAAAACAGGTAGACCGTGTGGATGTGAAGGGAGAAGGAAAAAGCTAAATGAGCTCTTTCCATATCAACAATATAAAAAGTAATATTATGGGACACTATGGTAAAAAAATGACTAAAACGTCTTACTCAAAAAAGAAAAAGAAAAAAACAAAAACTAAGAAGTAATGGCAACAAGAAAAAAGAAAATGAAAAACACTTGTTGGAAAGGATACGAACCTATCGGAATGAAAACGAAGAATGGTCGTAAAGTTCCAAACTGTGTTCCTATTAAAGGAAATAAAAGAAGAGGATCAAGATCATGAAAAAATTATCTAAAAAACAAAAGATGATAGCTAATGCAGCAAAGCCTTTCAATAAAATTACTGGTGCTGATTTTAAAGCACTAAAGAAAAAACGTAAAAGAGGATGAAAGAGTTTTGGTTAGTATTGTTAGCAGCCATAGTTTTTGCTATTGTGGTTTTTATAGTTGCAATGGGATTAAACAAGTTAGGCTGGATTAAATCCAATAAATTAAAAGACGAAGATAAAGATTGGATACCTGATAGTGTAGAAACCACTATTGCGGAACTCAGACAAGATTTAAAAGAAACAAAGGAGCGTTTACAACAGGAGCTGAGTGATGTTGGTGATGCTATCAAAGAAGTAGGTAACCAAATAAGTGATGTCCCACAAGCTTTCTCTGGCAAAAAAAGACCAGGAAGAAAAAAGAAAGGCAACAATGGAAATAGTGGATCTTAAAGTTTGGGGTATAAATACCTTTGCATTAACAGTCACTCTCCTAGATGTGGATATGGCTATAAGTGCAATGGCTGCCCTGACTGCTTTAGGTTATACAATACATAAATGGATTCTATTATATAAATCAAATCAAAAGAAAAAGAATGGATCATGAAATAATCTACAACATTGCTCATGACGATAATAATAAAAAGTTAGGTCGTTGGTTACAACCAGCGATGAAAATGTTACCACAGTGGTATAAAGATCTAAAGATCGAAGGAAACAAAGGAGAAATGGATGGGCATGTAAACGTAAAAACATGTGTGTCCTTTTTATATTTATGGCAAAACTCATATCTAATGTTGTGTCCTTGTGACATAGAAATAGACTTAGGTCCTGATGGTTATGAAGTGCATGTAGAAGACGACCAGGCTGTTAGATTTAATTCTCATACATATGAAGAAGATCAGCCAAGAAATCAAATGGGATCAGGATTTAATCCAGATTGGATGAATCTAAAATTTGAAACTCCCATTAGTATTATGAGTACAGAACATAGATTGGATCTCATATGGCAACAACCATTTTACTGGGATCAACAACAAGAAATAGTAACTGCTCCTGGTGTACTACCAGTGTTACCAAATAGAAGTACTGGCTTAAATATAAATACGTTTATAAATAAGTCTAGAAGAAGAACAATAAAAATACCAAAAGGATTTCCTGTAGCAAGTGTCTACAGTGCCTCTGGTAAAATTAAATGGATACAGGAACCAGATAGGAATTATTTTTTAGCAACAGCTAACACCAGGAATCAAAGATTCGAAGCAAAGGTGTATTATAAAGCAACTAAAACTTGTCCCTATCACGAACCTAACACAAATGATATCAAAGAACATAAGTTATAAAGAAGCAACTCAATCTAATACAGCACTTAGATTAGGTATCAATAATGAGCCTGATGGATATCAACTTGGCAATATGTCGAATATAGCCAATAACTTATTTCAACCTTTAAGAGAATGGGTTGGAGGACCAATTAAAATAAATAGTTTCTTCAGATGTGAAGAATTAAATGAAGCTATCGGTGGAAGCCCTCGATCACAGCATTGTCAGGGCAGAGCAATGGACCTGGATGATATTCATGGACATAAAACAAATGCCGAGATGTTTAATTATATAAAATCTGAATTAAATTTTGATCAATTGATATGGGAGTTCGGAGATGACGAAAACCCTGCGTGGATTCATGTCAGTTATGTAAGTGACATGGAAAATCGAAATAGATGTTTGAAAGCATATAAATCTAATGGAAAAACTAAATATGAACTGATATGACTAAAGAACCGTTAATAAAAAGACCAGAACCTACAAATAAAAAACCTAAGATGAGAAACAAAGATTTACGACACTATATCGGAGCTGCAGGTGTATTTATACTCGTTGTTGCTCTAATGTTGTTTTTGGCATATAATGATATTCCATCAGCAAATAAAGATATTTTTGTATCTATAATCGGAATGATAGTGGGGAGCTTATCTGTGGTCATTTACACCATCATAGGGAAGAACCCAGATGAGGTGAATGCTTTACAACAGAAAGTAGAATCCTTACAATCACTCGCTGATACTATGGAGAAAAGAAACGATCAACTAGAAGCAATGATCATAGAACTACAAAGAGAAATAATTTCTAAGTTGTCTGTGGTAGGAGCACAGTTCGTTTTAAAAGATAAGAAAACTAAGAATGATGCTTAAATTTTTATTAGGTCTACTAGGTAAAGGAGAAGGTGGTAGAAGTAAAATTGGAGGGTTAGCTCTAGATCTTAGGGAAGCTATAAAAGGTAAAGAGTTAGATCCAAACCAGATATTAGAATTGCAAACAAAGATAAATGAAGTTGAAGCACAACACCGTTCTATGTTTGTTGCTGGTTGGAGACCTAGTGTTGGCTGGGTTTGTAGTCTTGCATTTGCTTATCACTTTGTTGCCTTTCCAATCATTCAAACTATTTATCCAGATGTTGATTTTCCTGAACTGGATACAGAACCTTTGTTTACTGTGTTAATGGGTATGTTAGGTTTAGGAGGACTCAGAACTTTTGAAAAACTAAAAGGTAAAACTAAATAGTGATAAAACTAAAATTGCTGAGAGCTTTAGTCAAAGATAGAAGGCTCTCACCTGTAGAAAGGTTAGCTATTAGACTTGGATATATGGGCTCTGCATTAATTATGCTTAGTCCATATTTACTTAATTACGGTAAGATAGGTGCGGTAACCTATATTATCGGTGGTGTATTAATGACACCTCAAGTATGGGTTGCAAAGCAATGGAATTTAGTTTTAGTAAATGTTAATTTAGTAATTGGATATTTGATTTATTATTATTCATCATAATGGCAAAAGTAAACTTACCTGTATATTACAAAAGACCAAAGGTTAAAAGACCAGGGATACATGCTAAGACTAAAAGCTCTAAATGTAAAACTAGTAAAAACTACCGTAAAGGCTATCGTGGGCAGGGACGTTAAAAACTGCTTTATATAAATTTGTACCTTTGCACAAACACCTAGAATATGCCTAGAATAAGTACGTTTTCTCAAGACTCAACTGTAAGTAAGCAAGATCAGTGGATAGGAACCGACAGTGTAACTGGCGATACTAAAAACTATGCGATACAAAGTTTTGTAGATTTAATAAATGACGAGAATCTTGTAAACTTATTCGATGGTGTTTTATATAAATTTACAGAAGTAGATACCTCATCTACAGGAAAAGGTATTATAAGTGTAACAGCAACAAACACTTTAACTACAGCATTCAATACAATAACAACTATATACCTTCACATAAAAGATACAGACAATAAGAATGTAGCTGATTATCTAGATAAAACACTTGATAATTATATAAAGATAAGTGAGCAAGGCAACCTCAACAACTTCGGAATATATGAGGTAACTGCTATAGAAGATTTTAATACATACTACAAAAAATTAACTCTGAATATTAGAGACACAAATGGTAGTATGTCTCCTAACCAAAGCTATTTTGTTTCTAACTATCAAGCTATAAACGATCAAGATTTCAGTGATAATTCTGTAACTGAGTTTGGTGATGTTACTAATGCTGGTTCTGGACAGATTATTTCAAACATAGAAAGAACTAACTATAACGAAATATATCAAAATGGTTTAAGGCATTCTGATATTGTGGATAATGTACTCTCTACAGATGCAGGTGTTCCACTATCAGCAAATCAAGGAAAAGTATTGAAAGATGCTATTGATGCTATTAATGTTCTTCTTACAAGTGATGAAACAGACCTAGATACTATCCAGGAGATAGTAGATTATATTGAGACAAACAGAGACACTTTAGAAAATTTAGGCATAAGTAATATATCAGGACTACAAGTTGCATTAGATTCTAAGGTTGATAAAATAGTAGGAAAAGGATTATCTGCTAATGATTTTACCGATCTTCTACTTGCAAAACTTAATGGTATAGCAACTGGAGCAGAGGTTAATGTTCAGGCAGATTGGAATGAAAACGTAACAAGTAATGATGCCTATATAAATAACAAGCCTACTGATGTAACTGATTTATCTTTACACAATGCTACAGAGTTAGCTGATATAAACAGCTCTGGTTCTGGATACATACTTACAGATGATGAAAGAACATCTATTTCTGGTTTAGAATTTAATAGCTTAGATACAGATGAAACAAAAACTAAAGGAAAGTTATCTGTAGTAGATCACATAAATTTCCCTACATCATTAAGTGTTGAACCTACAAGTGATGAAGCAATATATAGTGAGACAGGTGCTGGTAGCAACAAACTAACTTTTAAGCAAAACGACTATAAGTATAAGTTAGATTATTATAGTAATCACTTAAAAACAGGAATACTAGAAGGCGGAAATATAACAGTATTAAACAGCACTCAAGTAAGAGTAGCTAGTGGTAAGGGTATTGTCGTGAGCTATAATAAAGGAGTAGCTGGTTCAGCACCAACTATACAAGAAGTTAATTGGGATCAAATAGATGTAACTGTAAGTAATTTAAATGCAGGTGATCCAGATCAATTAAACCAATGGTTTTATGTAGATACTGCAGGTGCTGTACAACAACAACCTGGAGAGTTTACTGATTCACAATATAAAACAACTGTTGTTCTAGGATCAGTAATTCATTCGGATGGAACAGTAAGGTTTGCAAAAACATTTCCTACCGCAGCATACGGAACGCATAATGAGTTTAGCGAATTTGCTAGAATATTTGGACCACTAAAAAAGAGTGGTCATACAATTACAGCAAACGGTGCTAATCTTTCTTTAGATAGAGCTGCTGGTACTGCCTTTGCTTTAGGGCGTAACTTTACAACCGATGCAAACAATCCTTCTATAATTACGGATGGAGCTCAATCAATTGTAAACTTTTACAGATATTATCGTGATGGATCAGGTGGTTTTGTATTAGACGATGGAGCATCTAACGCTGGTTACACTGTATTAGATCCAACTAAATATGACGATGGATCTGGTACACTTGCAACTGTTGCAGCTAATAAGTTTACCACACAAAGACTTTACTATTTTCCATCAACTACAGGTATAGTGGTTGCTTATTATGGAAGGAATGAATATGATAGCTTAGATGCTGCTAACACACAAATTAGTGCTGAACCTTTTACTGAGGCAACTAACACAGCACAACAAGCTATATTCCTAGGGTATGTTATAATGGAAAATACTTGCACTGATTTATCAGCAGCAACAAACTCTAGAATTATACAGGGAGGACTATTTAGATCAGTAGCATTTACCTCAACAGGAGCTGCTGCTGGTACATCTAATATATCAGATCTAGGAGATGTACAAGTTACTTCACCTGCAAACGATCAAATATTACAATATAACACTAACACAGGTGCTTGGGAAAATAAAGATTTACAAGACTATAACTCATTCTCGATGGCAATGTCAATTGCTTTAGGAGGATAAATAAATAAAACGATGGCTAAAAAATTATTACATTCTTCAAAGCTACAGGTTGACAAGGCTAATAACCTTTTTGTCATAAATGATGTCATACCTCTAGAAAACATTTTGTTGATTACAGACGTAACAGCAAATAAAGTTATTTATCAATTTAACAGTCCTACACTAGGTGGGACAGTTGTAACAGATGGTCAGTCTTCATCGACAACACTTACGGTGACTCACGACATGGCTAATGATGCAGATATTCAAGAGACAGATTCTTTTCAATTTTTTTACGATTCAGCAGAAGTTCATATAGAGCCATCAGAAACTTTTGTAGATCCTGTAAGTAAATTTAGAGTATCTAATCCAGAGAACTTAATTGATACTGACTTTGAGTATGGTCTACAGTCTACAAAATGGGAAACTATTCAAACTGTAAACAATGTTCCAACATTGTATGCTTCAGGAGGTGAAGTACCTATTGAAGGTATAACTTCTGTTAGTTCACTAATTGGATCTAGACAAATTAGAGTCCAGGTAACTACACCTCACGGACTAACTGTAGGTGATCCTTTATCTGTTCAAGGTGTAAGCGATTATCAATCAGAAGGATTTTTTATTGTTTCTGGTACACCATCAGCTTTAGAGTTCTTTTATGAAATAGACGTAGAGTCTAGTATATCAGGAGAGATATCAGGATCATACACCACAATAATTCCAGCCAAATTTTTTGAGGGTGCACAACTAAATATTAGCAATGCAGAAGGAGTTACAACAGATGAAGCCGATCAGAGTGTGTTGACAGCAACAACTCGTGCTGCTCACGGATTTACGTCAGGAACTAAATTATATATAAGAAACTCGATAGGTCCAAAAGAATTAAAAATTACTGATCCAACAGCAACCGCTTCAGATGGTAGACCTTTTGTAGATACAGTTGCTTCGTTTCAAATAGATAATCAAGTACAAGATACAAACACTACCAGGGGTAATGCAACATATAATAACACAGTTGCTTGGGACTGGGAGATGACACACACTAAATATTTGTCATACACAGATATAGGTTCTTCTAATCAAATTACCTGGGCAGGTCATGGTTTGACAGACAGAGCTTGTGTTCTTTTTAATACTCCTGTTGCTTATGGAGGTATCAACAGAGATTACAACTCTAACAAAAGTCAATATTCATATAACTATTCATTCAGTTATTTTTCAAATGCTGAACCAGACGAAACACAAAATTATAGTGGAACCCAAGTGGACACATTCAAAAACTTAGATAATTTTGGATTGTATGATGGTGAAGTATATTATGTAAAAGTAATAGATGATAATACGTTAGAATTATATGAGTTCGGTGATGAATCACTAAGTACTGTAATTCCTTTAACACAGCCATCATCAGAGTTTACATTAGGCTTACCTAGGCTAGGGTTAATATATGAAGTTGCTCGTGCAGGTTATAATAGTAATTATGGAAACTCAAATGATAACTGGAGATGGACAAGATGGAATTATGAAGATGCAGGATTATTAACTAACTCATTTAATTCTGGTTATACTTATAGTTATGACAGATATAGTTACTGGGCTATGAGCACATATTCTCCTGGATGGGTTGACTACAACGATGAAGTAACAGTTACAAATATTAGATTAGCAACTTCTGGTCTTTACTATTACTACTATTACACTAGAGTAGGAACGCCTGATAATGGACAATATACAGGTAATATAGGTCTATACGCATGGTGGTACTATGGAGGTAGAGAGTATTATGCTTGGTTGAACTCTGTAAATAATCAGCCATCACATTTTTATAATGGTGCAGGGATTAGAACAAGACAATATAAAAACCACTATGGATGGATGTATCACAAAGGTGATATACAAAGAATGACAAGCGGACAGGCAACACAAGATTGGTCTGGTAAAGATTTAGTAGCTAATGAATATGGTGCAGGAATTAGTGAACCTAATATGATTGTTGCATTCCAAGGAGCTACCAGAGGATATAGAAATGGATATTACATGTCTGTTGGTGCAAATGATTACTATTCAGATTCTTTGAGTGCTGAAGGTGCTTATAAAAACAGAATTGGTGTTACAAGACAGATGAACGAAGATGTAACATTAGATTCAGCTAGTAACGATGGTATATTTGTAATAGCTAATAACTTTGGATTTAGTTATGGGTATGAAAGATATGGTTTAAATCAACAGCCAGTTTTGTTCTATGGTTTTGCAAATAAATTAGAACAAACAAGAAATACTATATATATAGCAGGACATGAGATACCAGATCAACAAACTGTAACAGTAAAAATACCAGATGCAGAGTATAATGAAAATCTTACTCTCCCTAATAACAATATTACAGGTCAAACATTTATATATGCAGATCAATATCAGATAACTGAGCAGACACAAAATTTTCAAGCGACTGTTATAAAAATAAGTGATAATGTAATCAAACTACAAACAGATGACTTTCCTAATAATGATGACTTTATAGAGTTCCCTGATAATTATACAATATCTTATAATTTAGAAAATCCTTTTTATAACACTTTATTTATTCAAGATCATAAAATTATAGGTATTGAAGAAGGAACTTATACAGCAGAAGGTAACACAGAACCAAATCCTGGAATATGGAATGTTTCATTTGAACCAGGTAATTATATATTTTCAGGTTTAAGAATTAGCGGTACAGCTACAGATCCAGATATAGTAGTATATAGAGGATCAACCTACAACTTTGTTGTAAACGCTACAGGACATCCATTCTATTTAACAACTACTGATGCAAGTGGATACGTTTCAGGAACTTATGCTGGTGAATATCTGTTAGGAGTTACAAACTCAAGAACTACATCAGGCACACTATCTTGGACTGTAGATGCAAGTGCTCCTAATACTATGTATTATTTCTGTGGAAATCATGGCAATATGAATGGCACTATAGAGGTCAGAGATGTAGGAGCTGCAATAGGTGGTTTAACTGATAATACAGACTATAAAGTTATTAGAGTAAATGACTCTAGAGTAAGTTTAAGTTCATTAGCTAGTAGCACAGCTCAAGCGACTACAAATAATGTAGGGTTTGCTAATAACAGCCCACAACCAGCAACAACGATAGATTGTGTTACACCATTTTCTCCTGCTGTTCCAACAGAAGTAACAATTGATGCTATAGAATATAGAGGAGACTTTTCAGGTAGATATGAATATTTAGTATTAGTGTTTGGAGATGGAGATACTTATTACATAGGTAATATAAATGGTCAAGATACAGATCAGTTTAGGAAGGAAACTTCTTTTGTCTCTAAAAACATAACATCTCTTTTAGCAGGTGGTAATACTATAAGTGTTGATTTATTCCCAACGTCACAAATTAATTTTGCTCACGGAAGTATGTCTAATTGGTATGAGATTAGATTTGTAATGAGTGGTGGTGTAGGATCAGTTGTATTATCATCAACAGGTAGTGGAGAGCAGAAGTTTTCTTTTGATGCTCTTGCAGGTGCGTATGATGGTATATATGAAATATCAGGTCAACAGACTTCAGGATCAACATTTACTATGACTTCTGATATTAAAATACCAAAAAGACCATATACTATTTTAAATCCTAATGTAGACACGACTGTAAATGAAATTACTTTCCCTACTGAACATAATTTCTTATTAGGCGAAAAAGTTAAATATGATCCGCATTTAGATACTTCATATCATTTTTCAACTGATATAGCAAGTCTTGATTATTATGTATATGCGATACCTGTAACTGATACTAAAGTTGCATTCGCAACATCAGAGACTTTAGCAAAAGAAAATCAAAGAATACCTTTAGCTACAGTTGCTGCAACAGGAGATGATCACTTACTTAGATCAGAAAGTATTATAAAAGCAAGAACTGGACAAGGAACTGTTTCTTTAACACAAGACTCTAACGAGGTTGTAGGTAACGGTACTGAGTTCTTGAAAGATTTTAAAAGGTTTGATAGGGTATATATATACAATGGAACATTTAATAAAGAGTTTACAGTATCTAGAGTTTTAACAGACAACAGATTACTTTTATTCGAAAATGCAGGTGTTACTGTTACAAGTAATATTTATTTCCATCCTACAGAACTTATATTAAGACCAGATGGATATGGAATTCACTTGCCTTTTGATGGCGGTGTAAATATTACAGCAGGAACATCTCCTGATAGTAAAATTGTAAGACAAACTAGAAAATATTTTAGATATCAATCTGGTAAGGGTATACAAAACTCTTTTGCCATAAACTTTAATCCTCCTAAAATTGTTAGGATTCTTATAAAAGCTGATGGTACTACTGCAGAAATTGAAACACAAGAAGCACATAACTTAAATGTAGGTGACATTGTTGTAATAGAAAATGCAGAGGTAACTTTAGGTAACAATGAATTCAACGGAGAGTTTTCAGTAACAACTGTTGTAGATGCTTTCAAATTTAGATATACGATGGCAAATGCACCATTGCAAGAAAAAGCTTCAGGATTCCCAACATATTACTTAAAGAACTGGAATGATTCTTTTGTAAGAGCTGGTATGTTTGACGATCAAAACGGTTTCTTTATGCAATATGATGGAAGAGACTTAGCGTGTGTTAGGAGATCATCTACATTACAACTCGCAGGAACTGCAAACGTAACTAGAAACTCTCAGGTAGTTACAGGTCAACAGACTTCATTCACTACACAATTAACTACTGGAAGCCACGTTGTAATTAGAGGACAATCTTACAAGGTTGTGGAAATTAGATCTGATATAGCCTTTACAGTACAACCTCCATATAGAGGTGTAGATGCAACTCAAGTAAAAATTACTTTGACAAAAGATGCGGTTGTAAAACAAAACGAATGGAACTTGGATAGATGTGATGGAACAGGTCCTTCAGGATTTGATATAAATGTCAATAGAATCCAAATGGCATATGCTGATTACTCATGGTATGGTGCTGGTAAAATTAGATTTGGTTTTAAAGACAGAAAAGGTCATGTTAAATATGTACATGAGTTTATACACAACAACATTTTAGATGAATCATACTTTAGATCAGGTAACTTACCAGGTAGATATGAAATTGCGAATGGACCATCAGCTAATGCTGCTCCAACATTATTCCACTTTGGTACATCTGTAATTATGGATGGAACATTTGATGATGACAAAGCTTACTTGTTTACTGGAAATTCAAAACCATTTGCATTTACAAACGGAAACGGAGATAATATATCTACTACTGGAGATAGTACATTTGAATTAATAACACTTAATGGTCAAAGAGTATTTGTTTACGCTTTCGATATGAACACAAGTTCAGTAGGTGACTTAAAGGTAGGAATGCTATTACAACATGCTAATTTACCAGAAGGTACTTATTTATCACAAATAAAAGATCTTGGTGGAGGAACAACAAAAATATACGCTTCTCATCCATCTACTAGTACATTACCAAACATTGCTCAAAATCCAGTTATAACTGCTGGTTCAGGTATAGATATTGCAGAAGACACTAATAATGCAGTTGATTTATCTAGACCGATACCGCTTATATCTGTAAGATTAGCACCATCAGTAGACTCTTCATTGACAGGTGATATAGGAGAAAGAGAGATAATGAATAGGATGCAACTTGGATTGAGACAAGCAGGTGTTACATCAAACAAAGATTTGGAAGTATTTGTAGTCTTAAATCCACAACCATCTAATCTTGATTTTAGAAACGTAGATTCACCATCTTTATCTCAGGTTATAGAGTTTAACTCTGGAGATACATATCAAGGTGGTACGGTTATATTAGCTACTAAAGTATCTGCAGGATCCACAACTATTGACTTAGGAGAGTTATTAGAATTAGGTAACTCTATATTAGGAGGAGATAGTGTGTTCCCTACAGGACCAGATATTTTGACGATAGCGGTTCAGCCACAGGATACAGCAGGTATTAATTTTACTAATCCTTTACAGGTTACAGGGAAAGTATCTTGGTCAGAATCTCAAGCCTAGTATGAAGAATATAAGAAAGATTTCTATCGGAGCCAACTATAAGGATGCAATGCATTATGTAGTTGGCAATGATGCTTTAGGAGGCAAGTATAAAATATATGAAATCTCACAAAGCACAACAGCAGATACTACTTATTCTGTTTGGATAATAAATAAAGACAAAGAAGTAGTAAAATGGAAAGAGTTTAAAAACATTCCAATAACAATTGAATTTAATATAGATATATGAAATCAAGATATCATGTCTTGGTCAAACCTTTAGGTAATGAGTATAATAACATAGAAGTTGTAGGAGATAAAGAGCTCCTGGTAAATACATCGATAGAAGATGTAGACTATGTTAATAGGTTAGGCGAAGTTTTATACTCGCCAGATAAAGATTTACAAAAAGGTGATATAGTTGTGATACATCATAATGTATTTAGACTTTATTACGACATGAAGGGTGACAAGAGGAGAAGTAATGAATACTTTAGAGATAATATGTATTTAGTTCCTCCTGAAAAAATCTACATGTACAAAAGAAATAATAAGTGGAATGCGTATAAAGAATATTGTTTTATCTCTCCTGTTGAATTTATACAAGATAGTACTCTACATAGAATTGACGAGAAAGAGGAAGAGCATGTGGGAGTTGTAAAATACTCAAATGCGTTTAAGCCAGGTGACAAAATAGGATTTTCTAAAAACAGTGAATATGAATTTACTATTGACAAAGAAAAACTATACAGAATGAGAAATAGAGATATTTGTATTAAATTGTAGGAACATGGCGAAAGACGAGATAAAGATCAAGTCAAATGGCTTGAGGAATGAATTAAAAGAGATACGGAAAAGTATTGACAAACTAACAAACGCTTTGATTGAAATACATCTGGCACAAACAAACAAACACCATGAAACGGATATTATTAATGATTGTTGTGATGACGATGCTGAGTGTGAATGCAAAAGAATCATCCAGTAACGCAAGTTTAAATGCATACAATGAAATCAAGAAAAAATTAGAATCTAAAGAAATAACAATTAAAGAAGCACAAATATTGTGGATAAAGCACAGGAATCAACTAAGACAAACGAAACTATACTCAGAGTTATCTCGGCAGGAGAACGTGCAGTAGAAGAGCTTATAAAGGTAGCAGAAGAAGAAATTATTACTGACTCTCCAGATGATGATTTAGCTGCTGATAGATTAAAGAACGCTGCTGCTACAAAAAAACTTGCGATTTTTGATGCTTTCGAAATACTACAAAGAATAGAAAACGAAAGAGATAAACTTAATAATGAGGACGAGTCACAAGCAAATACAGGGAAAGATAAAGGATTCCAAAGCTTCGCAGAATCCAGAAGCAGAAAGTCTTGACATCTGTAAATCAGTAGATTTAGTCATACCAAAAAAAACTAAATTTGCATACGGTTACAATCCTGAACTAGATATTGTTGTCATTTCTAAAGATGGCAATATAGGTGAAGTTGTGGAGATCCAGGGTTTAAAAATAGGTTTACCAAAAAAACCTAAAAAAATATATAAAAGAAGTGGTAAAAAATCTGATCAGTATTGGGAGGAGTTTGATTACCCCAAAGAATTAAGAAAAATATCTACAGTATTTCAATGGAACGAATATCCAACAACTTTCAAAAACAAATATGTAGATTATATAGAAGAAGAATTTAACAGAAGAGATAATGGTTTTTGGTTTAAGAACAGAGGCTTGGATACTTATATTACTGGTTCTCATTACATGTACTTGCAGTGGACTAAAATTGACGTTGGGAAGCCAGAATACCGTGAAGCCAATAGAATTTTCTTTATTTTCTGGGAAGCTTGTAAGGCAGACTCAAGATCTTATGGTATGTGCTATCTTAAAAACAGACGCTCAGGGTTTAGTTACATGTCTTCAGCAGAGACCGTGCATCAAGCCACAATTAGTTCTGACTCACGGTACGGATTGTTGTCCAAATCTGGAGCGGATGCAAAAAATATGTTCACAGATAAAATTGTCCCAATATCTAACAACTACCCCTTCTTCTTTAAACCCATCCAGGATGGAATGGACAAACCAAAATCGGAACTTGCTTACAGGGTTCCAGCATCAAAACTTACTAGAAAAAACATTGAGCAACACGACAGGGAATACCTTACAGGTCTCGATACCACTATTGACTGGAAAAACACAGGAGACAACTCATATGATGGTCAAAAGTTGCAACTACTAGTTCATGACGAATCAGGTAAGTGGGAAAAACCAGACAACATATTGAATAACTGGCGTGTAACAAAAACTTGTTTACGTCTAGGGAGAAGGATAGTTGGTAAATGCATGATGGGTTCTACCGTAAATGCTAGAGATAAAGGTGGTGAGAATTTTAAACAACTATATGATGATTCCAATGTAGCAGAACGTAATGCAAACGGTCAAACCAAAAGTGGCTTGTATAGTTTGTTTATACCTATGGAATGGAATATGGAAGGGTTTATGGATATACATGGACACCCTGTATTTAATACACCAGAAAAAGCTGTCAAAGATATTGGTGGAGATTATATATTTCAAGGCGTTTTAGACTATTGGTCGAATGAAGCTGATGCTTTAAAAAATGATCCAGATGCTCTAAATGAATTTTATAGACAGTTTCCTAGAACAGAAAATCATGCTTTTAGAGATGAAGCACAAAATAGTCTATTTAATCTTACAAGGATATACGATCAAATAGATCACAATGACACCTTAGAAGGACAGAGGGTTGTGCAACGTGGAAGATTTTCATGGAAGAACGGAAAAAAAGATACAGAAGTAATATGGACACCAGACAATAGAGGACCTTTTTATGTAACCTGGATACCGCCTAGAGATCTAAGAAATAACGTAAAAAAAGTAAACGGTTTGTTTTCTCCTGGCAATTCACATATAGGAGCGTTTGGTTGTGATTCATATGATATATCTGGTACTGTTGGCGGAGGTGGATCTAAAGGAGCTCTTCATGGTATAACTAAAGTTAACTTTGATGGTCCATCAAATGTTTTCTTTTTAGAATATATATCAAGACCACAAACAGCAGAGTTGTTTTTTGAAGATGTATTAATGGCATTACGTTTTTATGGTATGCCTATATTGGTAGAAAACAACAAACCTAGATTATTATATTACTTAAAAAACAGAGGATACAGAAAGTTTTCTGTTTCAAGACCAGATAAAAATAAATATGATTTATCGAAAGCTGAAAGAGAGTTAGGAGGTATACCTTCTTCTCCTTCAGTCATTTCTATACATGCTGAGGCTATAGAGTCTTATATAAATGAGTGTGTAGGTTATCATGATGAGGGACCAGGACAAATGTTTTTTACAAGGACATTATTAGACTGGGCAAACTATGATATACACAAGAGAACAAAGTTTGATGCAACAGTAAGTTCTGGACTGGCTATAATGGCTACACAGCGTTACGTTGTCAAACCACCAAAAAAGAGTAACGAAATAAACATTACCTTTGCAAGGTATAATAACTCAGGATTAACTAGTTCTATTTTAAAGAGCTAGAAGTATTGCTATGATGAACGGAAACTACAAGAAAGGAGCCATAGGATTGCCAAATACCTTAGCTAGTGATGGTGAAAAAGCATCAGAAGAATATGGGCTAAGAGTAGGAAGAGCAATAGAAGAAGAATGGTTTAGAAAAGATACAGGATCATCAAGATTTATAAATAACCGAGACACTTACCATAGATTAAGACAATACTCTTTAGGAGAACAATCTGTACAAAAATATAAAAACGAGTTAGCAATAAATGGCGACATATCTTACCTTAACCTGGATTGGACACCTGTCCCTATTATACCAAAATTTGTAGATGTTGTAGTTAATGGAATGTCTGACAGATTATACGACATCAAAGTAGATGCTATTGATCCTGTTTCATCTAATAAAAAAGCAGTTTACAAAAATCGTGTGCAAACACAAATGAGGAACAGAGAAGACTTCCAGGAGATGGAAGAGATCTTAGGTTCAAAAATGTTTTCTGAAAACACCGACAATTTACCTGAATCATCAGATGAGTTAGATCTGCATATGATTACAGAATATAAAGACGATATAGAAATAGCTAACGAAAAGTCTATAGAGTCTGTATTAAAAACAAACAACTACGAACACATTAAAAAAAGAGTTGATTATGATCAAGTAACTTTAGGAATATCAGCAGTCAAACATTCATTCAATAGAAATGAAGGCGTAAAAGTTGAATACGTTGATCCAGCTAATATGATTTGGAGTCCAACAGAAGATCCTAAGTTTGGAGATTGTTATTACTTTGGAGAGGTAAAAAACGTAAACATAACAGAATTAAAAAAAATAGATCCATCTCTTACTCAATCAGAACTAGAAGAAATAGCTAAAATGTCATCAAAGGCTGACGTTTATCCAGGTGTTAGCGGAGGTTATAATACTGATAGTTTTGATAAAAATACCGCAACACTACTTTATTTCTGCTATAAGACTGATAAGAATATCGTATATAAAAAGAAAAAAAACTCATTCGGTACAGATAAAGTTTTACAGAAAGACGATTCTTTTAATCCGCCTAAAACAGAACAAGCAAGATTTGAAAAACTTTCTAAAAAAATTGACGTATGGTACGAAGGTGTACTTGTTCTAAACACAAATTATCTGCTGAAATGGGAGATGATGAAAAATATGGTAAGACCAAAGTCAGCAGTTCAAAAAGTATACGCACCGTATATTGTAAGTGCTCCAAAAATGTACAGAGGAAGAGTTGACTCTTTGGTAAAAAGAATGATACCCTTTGCTGATCAAATTCAGCTTACACATTTAAAACTACAACAGGTTACATCTAAAATGATTCCTGATGGTGTGTACCTCGACATAGATGGTTTGTCTTCTATAAATCTAGGCAATGGAAATACATACAATCCACAAGAAGCTCTGAACTTATTTTTCCAAACAGGATCTGTTATTGGAAGAAGCATGACTGAAGAAGGTGAGTTTAATCATGGTAAAATACCAGTACAAGAACTTACGTCTAGTGGTGCTAATAGTAAAATATCTAGCTTAGTAAGTGTATATAATTACAATTTAGAAATGATTAGGTCTGTAACAGGTCTTAATGAAGCTAGAGATGGTAGTACTCCAGACTCTAAAAGTTTAGTTGGCGTACAAAAATTAGCTGCATTGAATTCTAACACAGCAACAAGACATGTATTACAATCAGGAGTATTTACAACACAAAGATTAGCTGAATGTGTTTCATATAGAATATCTGATATATTAGAATATTCAGACTTTACAGAAGACTTTATAAAGTCTGTTGGTAAATATAGCGTAGAGCTAATGCAAGAAATAAAAGATTTACACTTGCATGACTTCGGTATATTTATTGAATTACATCCAGATGAAGAAGAAAAACAAATATTAGAATCGAATATACAGGCATCACTTAGCCAAGGTAAAATCGATATTGATGATGCTATAGATGTAAGAAATGTAAAGAATGTTAAAATTGCATCACAATTACTAAAAGTAAGAAAGAAAAGGAAAGAGAAAAAAGATCAGCAGAGACAACAAGAAAATATGGCTGTCCAGGCTGAAGCACAAAATCAAGCATCAATGGCACTAGAAGCCAAGAAACAAGAAGGAGATGCTAGACGTTTACAATTAGAAGCACAGCTTCTACAAATGAAAAATGAATTTGAATTAGCTCGTATGGATAAAGAAGCTCAATATAAAATTATGCTTCTTGAAAAACAAGGCGAGGTCAATAATAGAAAACAAAGTATTGATCTAGCAACACAAATGACTAAAGAAAATTTTAGAGAAGACAGAAAAGATAAGCGGACTGAAAAACAAGCAAGTCAGCAATCTAAGATGATTCAGCAAAGACAACAGGACTTAGATCCTATTGATTTTGATGGACAAGATGCTCTAGGTTCAGGAAAACAGGGACTTATGGGCTCGTAAAGGTTTTGTACCTTTGTAACAAATTTAATTAAATAAAATAAAATGGCAGAAGAAAACGATTTAGGTTGGAAGTTCACGCCTCTTGACGAAAATGGAGAACCAGTTAAGAAGGAAGAAGAACCAGCAAAAGAGGAGACGACTACAGAAGTAGATGCTTCTCAAGAAAAAAAGGAGGAAACTCCAGAAGTAAAAGAGAAGGAAGAAGTAGAACCAGGGACATCTAGAACTGGAACTGTGAATCCTGAAGATGAGAATATTGCTCAAGTTGAATCACAAGAACCTGAAAAGGATAGTGAGCCAAATGTTGAAGTTTCGACAGAGGAAGTAAAAGAGCAACAAAAAGAAATAGACGAACAACAAGTTCTTGCATATCTAAAAAATAGGCATCAAAAAGAATTTAGTTCGTTGGAAGATGTTCTTTCAAATATTGAAAAACCGCAGTCTCAGGAATTATCTGAAGACATCCAGACGTACTTAAAGTTTAGGGAAGAAACTGGAAGGTCTATGCAGGATTTTATTCTTGCACAAAGAGACGTTTCTGCTCTTGATGATTCTGCTGCTTTATTCGAGTTCTACAAAGAAACGAAGCCACATTTATCTGCTGATGATATTAATTATTTAATTACAGAGAATTTTGGTTACGATGAAGAAGTTGATGAAGAGCGAGATATCAAAAAGAAAAAGATTGCGTACAAAGATGAGGTATATAAAGCAAAACAACATCTTACGGATCTTGCTAACAAATACAAGGTTCCGCTTGAGTCAAGTGGTAAGCCTTTGGAGGCAGATGCAAAAGAAGCTGTTGAGTTTTATGCCAAATATAAGGAGGATGCTAGTAATCAAGAAAAGCAATCTAAGCAACTTCAGGAAGTATTCAGACAGAAAACAGACAAACTATTTTCTGACGAATTCAAAGGTTTTGAATTTAATGTTGGAAAAAAGAAATTAATGTTTAAGTTGTCTAGTCCTAATGAAGTGAAACAATCTCAGTCAGACATCAATAAGATGTTATCGAGATTTACTGATAAAGATTCTGGAGCTTTGAATGATGCATATCTATTTCATAAATCTGCGTTTGCTATGACAAACCCAGACCTTATAGCTAAACTTGCTTACGAGCAAGGTATAGCCGATGCAACTAATAACATCGTTAAGGAGACAAAAAATTTAGATATGACAGTCAGGACTAATAAAGTAGAAGGTGAATCAGGCACAAGGTTTAAAGTATTAGATAGCGAAGGCGATTTTTCTGGTGGACTCAAAATTCGTAAAAAATAAAACTATTTAAAAACTTTAAAAATTTTACAAAATGGCTGTAACTATGACTGGAGTAGGTGGTGCGTTAACTCCCTCTCCAACGAAGTCGACATTATCGACTAACTATTTAGGATCAAGTATTGAGTTTACTTCTCAGTACTTACCAGAAGTATACGAAGCTGAATTTGAAAAGTATGGTAACAGAACTGTTTCTTCTTTTCTAAGACAGCTAGGTGCAGAAATGCCTTTTGCTTCTGATGTTATTCAATGGGCTGAACAAGGAAGATTACACTTGGCGGTAACTGCTGCAACTCGTGCTTCAGATGTTATTTCAAGTGCTGGTCACCCTTTCAGACTAAACCAAACTGTTGTTATTATCGATGGCGATGGTGATACTGATAAAGCTATCATCACTGACGTTGATGCAGGAGGTACTGAATTTACTGTTGCTTCTTACTCAGGAGCTAACTTAAATGCGAATCTTGCAAACAGTGGACTAAAAGTTTTTGCATTCGGTTCTGAATTTAAAAAAGGAACTAATGGAATGACTGGATCTCTAGAAGCTCCAAAAGACATCCTTACAAATAGCCCAATTATCATTAAAGATAAGTATGAGGTTAATGGATCAGACATGGCACAAATCGGATGGATTGAAGTGACTACTGAAAAAGGAACTACTGGATATCTATGGTATCTAAAATCTGAGCATGAAACAAGACTAAGATTTGAAGACTATATGGAACTTTCTCTTGTAGAAGGTAGACCTGCTGCTTCATCTTCTGGTGCTGATACTGCTGGGTACAAAGGTACTAAAGGTCTTTTCTATGAATTAGAGAACAGAGGCAACATTGCTACTGGAACTATTGATTCTAGAGATGATATTGAAGAGATTATTAAAATCTTAGACAAAGAAGGAGCTATTCAAGAAAATGCTCTTTTCGTAAACAGAACTAAATCTTTTGAGATTGACACAGTACTAGCTGCACAAAATAATAGCGGTGCTTCTACAAGCTCTTACGGTTTGTTTGACAACGATGAAGACATGGCGTTGAATCTTGGATTTAAAGGATTTAACCTTGGATATGACTTCTATAAAACTGATTGGAAATACTTAAATGATCCAACTACTGGTGGTCTTACCTCTGCTGTTGATGGAGTTTTAGTTCCTGCTGGAACTACTTCTATCTACGATCAAGTAATGGGTAGAAACGCCACACGTCCTTTCCTACACGTTAAGTTTAGAAAGAACGAAGCTGAAGATCGTAAGTATAAGTCTTGGGTTGTAGGATCTGCTGGACCATCTGGAATGTCTAGTGATCTTGATGCAATGCAAGTACACTTCTTATCAGAAAGAGCACTTTGCGTACATGGAGCGAACAACTTCATTTTGATGCAGTAATCTTAATCAGGGGGATGGGATTCTGTCCCCCTTTTTTTTAATCTAATAAAATATAATAAAATGGCAACTACTAAAACACGAGCTACCAGCTCTAAATGGGAAATAAAAGATCGTACCTACATTCTTCTCTTAGATGGTACGCCAGTAAATTACTTACTGAACACAAAGCATAGTCGAAACAAACCACTACAATATTTTGATGGGAAAAGACAACGTGCACTAAGATATGCAACTAATCAAAGTTCTGTATTTGTAGATGAACAGGAAGGAGATGTAATCATCGGTAGAATAAATTTCGAAGATGGTAAACTGTTAGTAAAAAAAGAAGACGTTTTACTACAGCAATTTCTAAGCATATATCATCCATCTTTAGGTAAAACATATACAGAGTTTGATCCTGATAAAGATGCAGGAAAAGACTTAGATCAAATGACAGATGTTCTTGATGCTATGAATATGGTAAAAGAAATGGAAATAGAAGACTTAGAAGCAATAGCTAGAAGTGTTTTTAAATCACAAGTTTCACATATGAAATCTAATGAGATTAAAAGAGACATGATGATTTGGGCACAACAAAATCCTATGGAGTTTAAAGAACTAGCTAACGACTCTGATTTAAAACTAAGGAACTTAGCTATTAGATCGGTTGAAATGGGTATACTGAAATTAGATGACAACAATAGAACATTCTATTGGACTGGTAAGAAAAAGGAAAAGCTAATTACAGTTCCTTTTGGTGAAAACCCATATAGTTCATTAGCAAAGTTTTTTAAGACTGACGAAGGTCTTGATGCTATCCAAGCTATTCAGACTAAGTTGTAATACAAATAAAAACTAAGACCTAGAAGGGGAGGCAAAAAAACGCCTTCCCTTTTTTTGTACCTTTGGCGTATGATAAATCACGTTAGAAATACAGTACTATCAGTCTTAAATAAAGAGAACAGAGGTTTCTTGACTCCTGCTGAATTTAACAATTATGCAAAACACGCACAGGACCTCGTATTCAAAAGATATTTTGACGAATATAACAAGCTATCAAGCCAAACTAGAACAGGGCGTGGAGGCGATGTATATGCTGATAGGGAGGCTATTCTAAGACAGAATATTGAAAGATTAGTTAAGACAACATCTGTAGCACAAGGTGGAGGAGTTTATGCGTTTCCTGTAGATTTATATCACTTAATATCTATAAGAAACGGAGATGTAGATATAGAAGAAGTAGAAAAGAGACATGAGAAGTTTCTTATGAATTCTAACTTAACAGCTCCAACAGAAAAATATCCAGTTTATGTAGATGTAAATGGTTTTATTACAGTAAAACCTGCAAGTATAACAGGAGCGTTAGATTTTCTTTACATAAGAAAACCAAAAGATCCAAACTGGACATACACAGTTATAGGAGAAGATTTATTATTTAATGGTTCTGCGTTAGACTATCAAGATTTTGAAATGTCAGACGAAGACACACCATTGCTTGTAATTGAAATATTAAAATTAGCTGGAGTAACAATAAGAGAAGCAGAGGTATCTCAAGTTGCACAAAGTATAGATGCAACAGAGACACAGAAAGAAAATATGTAAGATATGTCATTAACTGATCAGCAATATTATCAAGACAGCAGTAATTGGGGAGGTAATCAATTTATAAAACTCAATGACTTAATTAACAACTTCTATTTATTTTATGTAGGAGATGATAAGGTATTGCAATCTGTTAAAAGATATGACGTTGTTTTCCATGCTAAAAGAGCACTACAAGAATTACATTATGATGCTTTAAAAGATGTAAAAGCATTAGAACTAGAATTGCCACCAGATCTACAAGTAGAGTTACCTAAAGATTTTGTAAAACTTGTACGATTATCATGGGTAGATGAAAGAGGTAGATTACATCAAGTAATGAAAGACGACACCTCAACCATAGCAAAAGCATATTTACAGGACAGTAGTTATGATATATTATTTAATAACGATGGTGAAGCAATAGAAGGTACTCCTTATCTAGAACAAAAAATGACAGAGTTAGCAGATGCTGCAGAGAACAAGAGCACTGCATCAAATCTCAGCGAGGGACAAAACGGTGGTAGATTTGGTATGGATACATCTAGAGCAAACGTAAATGGAAAATATAGATTAGATAAAAAATTAGGTGTAATTAGATTTAGCTCTGAAGTAAAAGGACAGTTTGTAGTAATAGAATATATAACAGATGGATTATCCTATTTATCGGAAGATGAGCTTCAAGTAAACAAATTGGCAGAAGATTTTTTATACAAGCAAATAGCTCATCAAATTGTTAGCCACAGATTTGGCATTCAAGAGTATATAGTTCGCAGGTATAAAAATGAAGCATTTGCAGCTATGAAAAATATGAAGATTAGAATGATGGATATCCATCCTTTTGATTTGATACAATCTCTGAAAGGTCGAAATAAGTGGATTAAATAATGGAATCAAAAAACGTATTTTCTTCTGGTAAAATGAATCGTGATGCCGATGAGAGGCTGATTCAACAAGGCGAATATAGATATGCTCTAAACGCAAGAGTACTCAATTCGGCTACATCAGGTGTTGGTGCGTTAGAAAACGCATTATCTAACGAAGCAGTTACAACAAGCACAGACCTTGATTTCGGCACAAACCCTGTTTGTCTTGGTTCTGTTGCTGACGATTCACTAAATAAAATTTGGTGGTTTGTAAGATCTGATGAAGGATCTTATATAGCTGAGTATGATATTGACAATAATCTTGCATCTTTCGTGTTACATGATGAAAGAGCAGGAAATGCCAATGTTCTAAATTTTTCTAAATCTGACTACGTCCAGGCTGATGTTTTATATGATAATGACAATGACATTATCATGTTGTTTTTTACAGATGGTATAAACGAGCCTAGGAAAATAAATGTAGAAGAGGCAAAGCTTTTATCTCAAGGTTCATTTTTAGAATCAGATATAACTGTAATAAAAAAGCCACCTTTATTTCCACCGACACTAACACTATCCACGTCTGGCAATACACAAACAAACAATTTAAAAGAAAAGTTTATCACTTTTGCATACAGGTATGAATATTCTGGTGGTGAGTATTCTGTTTTATCGCCTTTTTCTGAAGTAGCTTTTCAACCGTTTGATTTTACGTTTGACTATTCTATTTCTTCTAACGAGTCGATGTTAAATAAACACAACTCTGCTGCAATAGAAATTGAAACTGGAGGAAGTGATGTTGTAAAAATAGATTTAGTATTTAAAATATATGGAGATGATACACTTTTCCTGATAGAAAGTTTTGACAAATCTAAGCTAGGTATAGGTAATGACACTAACTATACTGTTGATTTTGACAACAATAAAATATACAAATTACTTGACAGCAGAGAACTAAAAAGGTATTACGACAATGTTCCATTAACTGCTAAAACACAAGCAATAGTAGATAACCGTATTATGTACGGAAACTACACAGAGAACTTTGATTTAAAAGATAGAAATGGAGATCAGATAAAAATAGATTTTACTACATCTGTTACATCTAAAGAATCAGGTACTCCAGGTCCAGCATACAGATCTGTAAAAACTAACAGAGATTACGAACTAGGTCTTGTTTATCTAGATGATTTTGGAAGGTCAACAACTGTACTTACATCTAACACAAATTCAGTATACGTTGATGCATCAAAATCTAAATCTGAAAATTCATTACAAGTACAGATAAATAGTTTGCCTCCTAAGTTTGCAACTAAGTATAGAATTTTTGTAAAACAAACAAAACAGAATTATTATAATATTCTTCCTACTATATTTAGAACAGATACTGACACAGGTTTTGTTTATGTACTGCTAAATGCAACGGATGTAAATAAAGTAAAAGAAGATGATTTTGTAATTGTAAAAGCAGATACTGGAGGACAAAAGACTACACTAGTAGAAACTAAAGTATTAGAAGTATCTTCTAAAGATCTAAACTTTTTAGAAGCTGAAGACTATCCAGGAACAAACGATCCGCCTATTGCACAACCTGCTGGTGTTTATATGAAGATAAAGCCAGTAGGCTTTAGAATGAATTTAGATGATTATGATGTTTATGAAAATAATGATTATGACACTAGTGCTAACGATAGGAATGATCCTCTGGGATTTTATGGAGGGTTACCAGCAAAAACCACAGGACCATTCTATTACGGAACAACGTCATCTGCTGGTAATGATATTACTGTCGCTGGTACTTATAGTGGTAGCGTTTACGCTAGACTTACTATACAAATAGATGGAACTGGAGATGGTATAAGCACCTTTGACACGTTTACATGGGCTATAGATTATTTAGATGATGGAACTACACCTGGTGTATCAGCCACAGGAGTAACTATAACTCCAGGAGTACCTATAACTTTAGCAGATGGTATAACAGTTGACTGGGCAGCAGCAACAGGTCACGATACTTCAGATGAATGGAACTCTACATTAAAACCTGCAAACCCTACATATGATAATGACTCTAAAGCATACTCTGTTTTTAAAGGAATTGATGAGGTAGCAGACGAAGAGATTAGAGCAGGTACTATACTTAATTTTGAGTACGATGAATATAATGAAGCAACTCAATATTGGACTTATGAATTTGTGTCTAGTGGTAACTATCCTAATTTAGAGGAGTGGTATTTTAAGAGTGGTGCTAAACCAATATTTGATGCTGAATTTAGTGAAGCTAGAGTCTTTTTTGAAAGAGGTACTTATGGAAGCAGAACAACAAGCTTAGAACAATCAAGAGCTAATACAGATCCTATACATCTTATAATAAAATCATTTGGAACACAAAACAATGATTTTGATTCTAGGGTTAAAGTAGATAATAGGTTTAGAATTACAAAAAGAGCATCTACTGATGAATTATGTTTTGAAACAAAACCTGTAGAAGACACAACTGAGTTATATTATGAGACACCACAAACTTATAGTATTGTAAATGGATACCATACAGGTACTGCTGCTTCAGCAGGTCAAATACCGCAGGTAACACAAACATTAACACAAGGTAGTACCAACTTAACAGCAGTTAATAATGTAGGTTATGTAAACGTAACTGATCCTGTAGCTAGTGATGACTGGGACAACTTTGCTGCATTGTCTTCTGATCCTTTTAGTGGAGATGCTTACAAACTGCAATTCACTCTTGAGCCTGATGACTATACAGCATTTGCAAACTACACTAATGAACAAGGAGCTCCTGGCAACGGAAGTTTTGGTTTTGGTCAAGGTAAAACAATTACTATTACACAGGGTAGTGCTACTTTAACTGTTAAAGTATGGTACTTCCAAAGAAATGATATAACAGGAGGCACAAGAGTTACTTTATTTGATGACGATCAAGGTCTAACATCTATGAGTTCTACGAACTATGTTAGTGGTTCTGGATCTTTTGCTAATCTTGGAGGAGACTTTACAGTAGTATTTGGTGATGCAGTAGATATAGCTCAAAGCAGTACAAATCCAGCTACAATAGTTTTACCTTATTTTAACTGCTATGCTTTTGGTAATACAGTTGAAAGTATAAGAATTCGTGATTTATTCAATGCACCTGTATATAAGTTAGATACAAAACCACTCACAAACTTACAGGAATATAAAAAATCTTTTAGAACTACTTCTATAACATGGAGTGGTATATATGAACAATCAACACAATTTAATGCATTAAACGACTTTAGTCTTGCTGATCTAAACTACAAGGATTTAGATGATGAATATGGCAACGTAGGAAGGATAGTGCCAAGAGGATCAGACCTTATAGCATTTCAAGAAAACAGAGTTTCAAGAATCCTTGTAAACAAAAACATATTATTTAATGCTGATGGATCTGGTAACGTAGGAGCATCAACAGATATATTAGGAACTGTCGTACCATATGCAGGAGAGTTTGGTGTTACACGACATCCATTCTCAGTTTCGTTGTGGGGTGGACGTATATACTTTGTAGATGAAAGAAGAGGAGCAGTATGTCGACTATCACAAGATGGCATAGAGCAAATATCAGATTTCGGAATGGTAGATTTCTTCAGAGACAACCTGAAAGGAGTAGATCCGTTCCGTGTATTAGGTGGCTTTGATCCACACGATAGGGAGTATGTGGTGTCCCTCCAGGGAACTTACAGTGAATGGAGACCAGATACAATAACGTGTGAGCTCATATATGACGATGATGCACCACCGACTTCTACAACGTCAACAACCTCGACATCGTCCACGACAACGTCAAGTACAACAGCACCTCCAACAACGTCATCAACGACCTTTTTTTTTTGATACCACTACCTCCACTACTCTGGAGCCTCTCCCTACTACAACAGAGTCTCCTGAACCTACCACAACTACAGCATTTGTATGTAAGCCATTTTACATAGGAACTGATGCTGATGGTGACATATTCTTCTCTACTAATCCTGATCCGTGTGATAGGTATGATTACTTTGATGAAGCTTTCTGTCATAATGGAGCTGGTGATTTGCCAGATGTGTTTGACACAGTATATAGAATAGTAAATGGTCAGTATACACCTTTTGTAGGTTTTAATTCATGGTTTAGCACTTCTAAAACAAACGCATTTAGAAGTCAAACACAGGCTACACAAATAGGATTTGATGGAACAGTAATGAATAAATCAGCATGTAGTGCTAAAGAATTGCCTACTACATCAACATCATCTACTTCTAGTACGACTTCTAGTACAACTTCATCTACCACAACATCTAGTACATCCTCTAGTACAACATCAACATCTAGTACCTCATCTACTACTAGCACTTCATCAACAACTACATCGTCAACTAGTAGCACAACGACAAGCACAAGCTCAACTAGTAGCACATCTAGTACAACATTATTGCCAACAAGCAGTACGTCAACATCAAGTACAAGTTCTAGCACAAGCTCTAGCACAAGTAGCTCAACAAGTAGTAGTACATCTAGTAGTACATCTAGTAGTACAAGTAGTTCTACAAGTAGTACATCTTCTACTTCATCTACATCATCAACAACGAGTACATCGTCAACATCATCAACATCATCAACGTCATCTAGTACAATACCAACTTGTAATCCATTTGTTTTAGGAACTGGAACTGGAACAAGCGTACCTTATTGTAACTCTGATCCAGCAGTAGCTTGTGAAGCTGCTACAAGAATGTTAGCGGATATGTGTCATAACGGTGATACAACTATACCAGAGGTTGGAGATAGAGTAAGAAGAATAAATGGTATAGTATTGCAAGGTGGAAACTGTTGGTTCCATGCTGGTGCTTCTTCTAATGCTGATTTGTCAACTGAGTATTATACACATATAATACAAATAGATAATAGTGGATACGTTGTAAGTGTTTATGATTGTAACCCACCTACAACAAGCACAACTAGCTCTTCTACTAGCTCAACTACATCTAGCACAACGTCAACTAGTTCTTCTACTACAAGCACTTCTAGTACGACAACTTCATCTACAAGTTCTTCAACGACTAGTACAACAAGTACTTCTAGTACATCTAGCACTACAAGCTCTACTAGTTCTACTAGTTCTACAACAGAATCACCATTTACAACAACAAGTACTTCGAGCTCTACATCGACAAGTACTTCAAGCTCTACAACCTCAACGTCATCTACAACATTACCACCATACACAGAAATATTTAGAGCTCCATATCATTGTAACACATCAACACATCCGACTTGCTCTACATCTTGTACAACACCAGTACAGTTTGACAATCAGACACTTTATTTTGATGGTGTGCTAACACCTTACCAGGGATATATATACACTGATCCACAATTAACACAACCTTACTTTACAGGTGTATTTACATATCAAGGATTCTCATTTGATTCTAATGACAAAATGCAATGTAAAATTGCACCTATGGTAATCCGTACATCTCAATCTGGTGCTATTATGGATATATGTGCAGCATGTCCAACAACAAGCACGACAAGCACAAGTTCTAGTACAACATCGACATCAAGCACAACTAGCACAAGTAGTTCCACTAGTAGCACAACTTCCAGTACGTCTAGTTCAACATCATCTAGCACGACAAGTACATCTAGCTCTACAACAAGTACATCATCTAGCACAACTAGTACTTCATCGAGTACATCATCTAGTACGTCTAGTTCGACTACTTCTACGAGCTCAAGCACAACGAGTACATCATCTAGTACATCATCCAGTACCTCTTCTAGTACCTCTAGTACATCAACGTCTAGTACAAGTTCTACAACAACATTTGGATGTCCTACTGGATCTTTCCCTGATGGTCCGTATAATTATCCAATATATCTTCTTAGGCAGTTGAGTGGTGGTGGGTATGTTTATGCTAATGCATATGAGTCTACTCCATATCAACCAGGAGATATAGTCACATTAAATGCAGGAAGTACAAACTGTTACTACGTTTTATGTTATTATCCAACCTCAGCATTTACGACTAACCAGGCATCTAGCGTAGCTGGTCCATGTCCAACAACTACGACTACACTACAACCTACGACTAGTACTTCGTCTAGTACCTCATCAAGTACATCGTCAAGTACTTCATCAAGTACATCGTCAAGTACTTCGTCTAGTACTTCGTCTAGCACATCTTCTAGTACTTCTTCTAGCACTACAAGCACGTCATCAAGTACATCAAGTACAACTAGTAGTACATCTTCTTCAACTTCTAGTTCTACATCAAGTACAACATTAGAGCCAACGACTTCTACATCTAGTTCTACATCATCAAGTACATCTAGTTCAACGTCTAGTTCTACAAGTAGTTCTACATCTAGTTCTACAAGTAGTTCTACAACTAGTACGAGTAGTTCAACGTCTAGCACAAGTTCTACATCAAGTACTACAATAGAGCCGACTACGTCAACATCTAGTACAACTATAAATCCTGGTTTATCTACAACGACAACTTCTAGTACATCAAGTACAACTAGTTCTACAAGTAGTACCTCAACATCGACAACCTCAACTTCAAGTACATCAAGTACAAGTACATCGAGTACAACACTACTACCAACAAGTGTCTTTTATTTAGGATCTGATCAATACGCATATGCTTGGTTTGCTAAAGAAAACTATGAATTTGCTCAGACCTTTGGTGGACCAACACATTGGTTCCATGATTTCTTATGTGATATAAATACATTTAAGCAAACAAAAAGACACAACGGTACAAATGCACTACCGCAAGTTGGTGATATGATTTATAATCCTAACACTTCTATGTTTGATGGATCATTAGGTGGTCACCAGGGATCTACTTACAACTGGTATATAATGACTGAAAACCCTCATGATGGTTCTACTACAGTTACTAATAAATACATGCTTAAAATTGATAATACTGGTGAAGTTCTAGATATTATTGATTGTTCTGTTGGTTCTACGACTACAACGTCTACTACTATTGCACCAGGAACACCAACAACAACAGTTAGTTTTGCAGCACAAAATTGTCCTGCTAGTTTTAGTTATGGAGCTTCAGGTGCACAAACATATCCTTCATTAACAAAAGTAAATTTAGGAACTGGAGTAGGATGGGTTGAGATAGATATATCAACATATCAATTACCTGATAAAATAGTAATAAAGTATTTAGGTGATATTGTATATGATACTGGTTATTTAGGCGATAGTAGTTACCAGTCAGATTTAGATACTGAATTAGCAAACAGAGGTCTGCCAAGTGAAACAATTACACAAGGAACTGGTGCTAATATTAGATGGTTTAAACCTCAAAGTTACTCATTGTTAGATGTAGAAGTATATGCACCATTAGCAGGTACAGGATGGGATGTAGATGTTTCTTGTCCAACTGCTCCAACGACAATACCACCAACAACTACTAGTAGTACGTCTAGTACAACGCTAGTTCCAACGACAACATTGTTCCCTACAACAACAACATCTACTATTGACACAGATGGAGATGGTATACCAGATCACATTGATCCAGATGATGACAACGATGGATGCTACGATCACTTGGATAAATATCCAACAAATGCACAGTTTAATGCAGATGCATACTTCCAAGTATTTGCTGCAAGTGATAATTATTTAGACACAGGTAACGGTCTTGCTAGTGTAGACGTGTCAGTATTTAGTCAATCTCTTACACCAACAGAGTTAAGACAAAGCTATCATCATATAGTCAACTTAGGTAATGATATGCCTACAAACTTACAGATATGGGATCTAGGTCAAACATACTTTGGAACTTATCAAACTATGGCATCTAGTCAATACGCTAATGATGGTTCAGATAACAGAGGATTCTATTATTACAACAAGAGACCACAGTTTGATGTATGTAATCATAACTATTGTTCTCCTCCTCCAGGATCTAATGTGTGTATTATAAAAACATATGCTGATAAAGATTTTAGTGGAGGTCAGAATTCATTCCCAACATTTAATTTAACTCCATATTTTGCTATTATAAATTCAAGTGGTGGGCGTGTAGATGACTTATTTATAGTTAGATGGGAAGATGCAACAGTAGTGGCGTTATACACAGATGGAGTGGGATCTGCTAATCCAACATTACAAACATTAACATAATTCGTAAATTTGTAAAATGGCAAACAATGTACTAATACAAGCAACAACCATAAGGGAACTAAGCGTAGGAGAGCTAGGTCCTTTTACATTTAAAGCTGCTCAAGGAAAAATATTTTCTGGTCCTCCTAATATATGGATATATGGAAACGAATGGGATGGTAACGCAGAAGATATACTAGTTGTTGACGATACTGCTACTGATCATGCAATGACAGATAGATCTGGTAATGGTATATATGGTACACAGACTTTTAAAGTTAGTTTGAAATATGACATAGGCGATATAGAATGTGGTGATCAACCAAATAATATTGCTACAATAGATTTTCCTACAACTACCATAGGTGAAAATTGTATAGACGTTACAAGCAATATAGTTTTTTCATACTTTAATACTGGTGGCGATTTCCCTATATTCAGTCCTTTTGTTTATCCAAGAGAAATACCACAAAATGAATACATAGGAGATTCAGGAGGAAGTTATGGTGTTGCAGCTTTAAGCACACAAACATATACTTTTTATGTAGCACAAGAAACAAACGCATGTACATTTTATACATCAACTCTTATAAATGGTGGAGCAGCTTTTGGAATTAGTGCTCAATATTCAAAAACAGTTAGTGTTACGACTAATGTTTATACTGGATCTATAGATATTTATTGGGGTACTATAACATTAGTTGTTAACGGTGATTTTGTAAGTGCAAGTATGATATTTGATAATGGTTTAAGAGGCACAGAAAACTGGATTACTTGGAATGATAAATGCGATTTTTCAGCAGGAAGAAGAAGAACTGGTGTATCTACAGGTATACATACTTTAGTAAAAACAAATAACTGTGAGTTTATAGGAGGAAAAAGAACACCAATATACTCAGCAACAACTAACAGTCAATCTAGTTCTTATGTCATTATGCAGTCTGCCACAAACGGTTATGGATGGGGTGCAGTAAATCAAGCTAGAGCTGCTGATTGGAATAGTAATAGTGCCGAGATTATTGAGCCATATGGTAGGAATTATGATGAAGGAGGCTCAGGCACTATAATAACTGTTTATGCAAACGGTATTGTTAGGAGATCTATAGATAGAGGTGAAACTTATCAAAGCACAACTTTCCCTAATACATGGAGCACTGGTACATTTCAGACTAGAATAGAAGATGTAGCATATGCAGGTGTAAATGCATCTGGAAATAAAGTTTGGTATTGTATAGGTATGTATTTACAAACAGTATCTAGTATTCAATATTTAAACGAAGCAGGGTTTTTTATATCAGAGGACGATGGACAAACATGGAGTTTTGTAGATCAATATACAGACAACTCAGGTGGTGATGATTTACAAAGAACTGTAGAGTACTACGGAACTACAGGTTCTTTTCATAGACAATTTAGAATTCATGCTAATCTAGATAAAAACTATGTGTTTATAGAAGTTACTGGTATGAAACATTCAGATACTAGTTTTACACAACAAGTTTTATTTAAATATCATCCAAGTCAAACAGGAAGTAGTAACCCACAAGCAAAAGTTGCTCCTGTTGCAGAGTTTGTGTCAGTAGGCAGTACTCCAGTTTCGTGGGATTATGCAGATACTTTTCAAGTAAATAATAATGTACCTGGAGGAGGATCAAATGGTGTGAACAACATGAGAGATCCTGGTGTAATGTTCGCAGTAAATGATGCTAGTGGTGTTTGTATTTGGATGCAAGGCACAATGTATATGATGTCTTGGAATTGGGGATTGAATTGGACTGAAGATAAAGATATGATGACGAACATAGGTACAACAAAAGTCCATCCAACAACAGGACTAACATTGTTGTATCCAGAACGAGCACCAGATGTAGTGTTTTATGATGGTCAATTATTAGCGTTAACATCTCAAAAATATGGTGAGACAAGTTCTACTTCATTTAGAAATTATAGTGTCGTTAATGATGTTAATGACAGATTGATAGATGGTATGATGAGGATTGTAGTAAAGCAAAACGATTTAGTTACAGGCGAAGTTTTAGATGACTTTACAACTTACACTACATACGGTCAAGTGCCATCAGTTACTAGTACTGATTTTGGTCCATACAATCAAGTGTACGGAAGTGGTGCACCTATTAGTTTTGGGAATGGTAGGGGATACATATATATGGGTTATCAGACAGATTTAGATCCTTCATATGTCAATGTATACTTTATGGTATATGATTTTGCAAATGATACAGTTTTAAATAACGGTGACTTAAATAGTTTTGCAGGTGGAATCATGCCAGACATAAGAGGTGTTCATGGAAATACTGTGTATTTTTCACCAAATTCTAATGGACCAACTATAACTACTAGAAATGTTTTATATAAAACTACAGATAATTTTGCTACAGCATCCGTTGTTTTTACTGGTCCAAAAACTAACTCTTATTCTACAACACTTTGTGAATATGATGGAAGTTCAAACAATTTTATAGTTACACAAACAAGTAGTGGGTATGTAAATCCTGGTGATGCATTATATTATTCTACAGATGGGAGTACTTTTACTGCTGTTGCAAATCTCAGCAACATAGGTGATGGTACATCCTGGAATACTGCTACCATAAGCAAGAATTGTTTTATAGGAAGTAATTGTGTTATGGAAAACGGATACATTTATTTTCTAGATGACACTAGACAAAGTACATATGGAACTTTAGGAAGATCTTTTGTTATCCCTGTGTCTGAAATAGCAGATGCTAGTACTTGGGTTAACTATGAAATTACTAGTGCGTTAAAAAATAACAATGGAAGTTACAATGGTGTAACTAGGATAGTTGCTATAGATGATAAAGCAATAATAAAATATGGTAGTAACGAATGGCAATACACTACTAATCAAGGTACTAGCTGGACTGACCTTACTTCTATAACCGACACTTCTGGGAATGTATGGTCTACAAGTGATTTGAATAGTTTTTATGCACAAAAAAATCATAATGCAGGACAATTTATCCTAGCTTATCAATCAGCTTATAATAAGGCTAATACTATATTAGGAACTTGGTGGCAAATATTATGGACAACTGACTTTAGTACCTGGGAGTTTGCTGAATGGTATCAGCAGGATCCAAATGGCGACAACAATTCTTCTACTCCAAACTTAGGCGGATGGACAGGGGATGGAACTAACGGTGATATAATTGCTACATTTAGGCAAAGTAATTCATACACACAAAAATTAAGAAAGGTAGTTGTTTCAGATTCACAAGCAACAGCAAATCCAGCCATATCTAGTTTTATAGATACATGGGAGGTTATTCAAGATTATGAATATGTTCCTGCTGCTAACACAAGTGCAACAACTATTCAAAACGGAGCATATACAGATTGCCTGTATATAGATAAAAATACTGATTCTGGTGTGCCTATGTTAATGACTAATCACATAAATTCAGTAACATGCTATCCTGAGCCATTAACACCTAATGTTGCTAATGGACCAATAGGAGAAATTATAGCACCTACTTATACTGGATCGACTGCCTTTACTTACGCTCCTGCAACACAACAATATAAATACAGAGCTAGTTCCGAACAACCGTTTAGTATTGTATACACAAAATCAAATGGTGCATTGATGCAATATGATGGAGTGTTCGATATATTAGTTTATAGTCTTTCCGAACCTGTATTAATTGAAGGTTTTGTAAATCAGGATATAGATGTAAGTATTAATGAATTAATTAATAGATTCCCAACACAACCTAATAATGCAGATCCTAACTTTGCTGCTTATGTTTATTTTAATAGAGAGATAGTATGTTATGAGCATTGGAATATTACAGCTACTGGTTCTCAAAATGGCGTTACATGGTCGCCTACAGCAGACATAGGTTACATACCTACAGCATCTGCAATCAATACTACACAAATGAGACATACATTCAACAGAGAAGATGTTGCTTTATTAAGTAGTGCAGGAGAACTCTTTAATGATCAAAAAACATACACTAATGATTTTGCAATAGAGGTTCCAACAGGATATGATATGGACAATCAGGGAATAGGATTTCCTCTGACTTATAGTTATGGTCAATATCTTTTATGTTTCCCTCCTTCGGATAATAGAAAGTTAGACCTTATAGGTCTTAAATGGTATGCTGATTTGAATGGTACACAATACGCTGACGGTTATTATTGGTATGAGAACTTGACTGATTATAGTTTTGGAGGTTTTATAACTGGGTATGCTTCTATGACTCATCCCTGGGCTAATATAGATGACAACACATTTTTGCGTATACAAAATGGTTTTGTTACCGAGGTTGGACATGCTAAAGATTTACCTAATTATGATCGATGTTAATTCGTATATTTGCATATGGCTAAATATAGATCTGGATACGCAAACGTAGAGACTTTAAGAAAGTATGTTAATGGAAAACCGACTAACATTACAAAAGAGAATGTTCCAAGTGATCCTGACTACAGACCTAAATACCTATCAGACCAATGTGATGTAAATACTGATATCCCAAACGGTGTTTACAGTCTTCCTATAGAAGCAGATCCATATGTTACTGATGCATATGTTAGTCCTGAAAAATCAGACAAACAAGAAAGCACTCTAAGTTTTAATGAAATGAATAAAGGATGGACATCTTTTCATTCATACATTCCAGAGTTTTTGGAAAATATAAACAGTGACTTTTACTCATTTAAAAATGGTCAACTATATAAACATCATGCAAATGAGGACAATAGAAATACTTTTTATGGTCAGGCATATAACACAGAATTAGGTTTTGTTTCTAATCCTGCACCATCTGAAAACAAAATATTTAAGACAATAGAAATAGAAGGTGACAGTGGAGATTGGGATGTTACTGTCATGACTAATTTAGATAGTGGTCACGTTAACAAGGAATCTTTCAAAAAGAAAGAAGGATTTTATTATGCATACATAAGAAGAGACAACGATGACATTACTAATACCCAACTGTTATCAGTTCAGGGTATAGGCAACTTAATACTACTCGACAATCTAACTTATCAATTTAATTTTGTGCCTAGTACTATTGCAATAGGCGATAGTTTATATCGTGCTCAAGGAGGATCATATCAATTAATAGGTGTGGTATCTGGTAGAACAGCACAGACACTAACCGTAGGAGGTTCCACAGTCGTACCTAACCCAGGAGACTTTTTCTTCGGAGCCAAATCACCAATAGCAGAAAGTTATGGATTGAAGGGGTATTTTGCTAACATTAAGCTAGTAAGTAACAGCACCTCACCAGTAGAAATCTTTGCAGTAAACTCAGAGATTTCAAAAAGCTTTCCATAATGATATACCTTTGTGCTCAACCAGCAACCAAATATTACGCATGGCAAATAGATGTAATGCTGTGGTCTTTTAAACAGCAAGGCGTTCTTTTAGATAATTGTCATATAGTTTGTGCTAAACACGGTGAGATAGATCCTCATTTTAATATAATGATATCTAAATATCCAGGTGTCAACTTTTCTTTTTATGATGACACAAGATTAGATAAAAGATATATATCAAGCATAAGACCTCATATTATACAAAAACACTACGAGGCATATCCTTTTTTATTTACTAGTTCAGTTTTTTATCATGATTGCGATATAGCTTTAGTTAAACCTATGCCAGAAGAAAAATTATCTAGAGATGATATTTGCTATGTTTCTGATACAATTTCTTATATAGGTTATGATTATATATTATCTAAAGGACGTGATGTTTTAGATAAAATGTTATGTGTAATGGCTATAGACGAAGAGACAGTTAAAAAGAATCAATGGCATTCAGGTGGTGCACAATACATTATAAAGAATGTAGATAAGTATTACTGGATGGATGTAGAAAGAGATTCTAATAGATTATTTATTGATGTAACAGAACTCAATAATCAAAAGAAAGCTGCTGATCCTTCTCATCACGAATTACAAATATGGTGTGCTGATATGTGGGCAGTCCTATGGAACCTATGGAAAAGAGGAAAACATACTATGGTAATTCCAGAGATGGATTTTACCTGGTCAACTTCAAGTATAAATAACTGGGGAGAACATTCTATTTATCATAATGCTGGTGTAGTAGGAGATGCAAAAGACAGGCAGTTTTTCAAGGCAGAGTTTATGGATAAATTCCCTGACTTAGATAGAGAGTATGAAACTAATACATGTGGTCATAAATATTATGAGATGGTAAAGAAAGCTTTATCGCCTAAAGAACACATTGTAGATGTTAAGATACTACCATGAAAAATATAATTAAGTGTAGTCAATGTGAAGAAGAGTTCCCTAATGGTTACGACTATAGAATGCATTGGGAACAAGTACACTTTTATCCGTTCTTAAAAAAAAACAAATTTGATCATGTATCCGCATTAAAAAAACAAAAATGATATCTGTAATTACTTTAACATACAAAAGACACCACATACTAGAAGAAGCAATAGAATCTTTTTTAAGACAAAACAGAGATGACTGTGAGATGATTGTAATAAATGATGCACCTAATGTAACATATAAGTCATTATATCCATACCCTAATGTTAGAATTATTAATTGTCCACACAGGTTTGGATCTATAATAGAGAAATTAAAGTTTGGATTTACTGTTGCGAACCATAAATACATGTATAGATTAGACGATGATGATCTACTCACTGAGTTTGCTCTTAGAGATAGTATAAAAGCTATAGAAGAAAATCCAGGATATGATGTGTATAGATCTAAAGGACATTATTTTTTCTCTAATAATGAATATGGAGACAGAGGTTCATCAATAAACAACGGTAACATATACACTAAAGATTATATAAATAGTATACAAGAGTGGAAAAACAAATCATTCGGTGAAGACAACTGGCTAACTTTTTTTCATGATGGTAAAGTACATGAGTATGATGCCATGAGTATGATTTATAGGTGGGGTATGTATACATATCATATCTCAGGAATGGGTGATGTAGATCAGGAAGAGATGTTTGAAAGGGTAGATAAAGATATGAATGAAGATGGAGAATATATATTAGTACCAAGATTTATAGAAAATTATTATGAGCAAATCAGAACAAAAGACAAACTTGCAGCAGTTTAGTGTAATTATTCCTACTTTATGGAAGACTGACAGAATACATCCATTGTTAAGTCATTTAAATAGATGTGAATGGGTTGGAGAAATTTTGGTTATAGATAATGCTAATGAAGCTCCTACCAGACTAAGGGGTGGTCTTGATAAAGCTCGTGCAATATCTCTGCCTGAAAATATATTTGTAAACCCAGCATGGAATCTAGGTGTTAAAGAAGCTAAATATGAAAATGTTTGTATAGCAAATGATGATATATTTTTTAATGACCTCAGCGTGTTTCCCTGGGTATCATCAAAACTTTCACTAGGCATTGTCGGTATGTTTATAGGAAACTTTTATGGTGAAGTTATGCATGATGGAGGTAATGATTTTGTACTAGAAAGAACACCAGAGAATGGCACACAAAGAGGTTGGGGTTGGGGTTGCTTGTTTTTTGTAAGAAAAGACATGTATGTACCTATACCTGAAGATTTAAAAATAGCTTGTGGTGATGATTGGCTTATACAAAATGTTAAAGGCGGAGCCTGGTGGATAAAAAATCTAAATTTATATTCAGATGACATATCTATAACTAGCGGTAGAGGTGAGTTCAGACATCAACAAGCAGACGATGCTAATTTATTTAAATCAAAATATGACAAATACAATATATCCTAAAGTAAACAATGTATTTTTCTACTGGGATGGTGACATTTCTCCAGAAAGAAAAAAAATATTAGATGATGCTCTATATTCAACAAGATATTTTAATCCAGACAGAGACATATATCTAATCACTAACTCATTAAAACAAGAAGATTTTGAAGACAGATACAAAATTTTGGTGCATTCTTGGGATGATAATATATATGAGCCTATATTCCATCTTCCTAATATCACTGACTTAAAAAATATATATAACAATACACATCCTAGGGAAAGATCTGATTTATTTAGATTACTCTTGTTGTGTCAATTTGGTGGAACTTATGTAGATACTGATGACATAGCTATACAAACTATGCCAAGTCCACAAAAAGTGGTGAATGCTTTCTGTGCTTCTTATGATCCGCATACAGCACATTACAGTAAAGTAGAGCCAGATGACTGTATTCCTGGCAAGTATAGAGAGTATAGAGGATACGATGACATACCAGTATTTCCTAGAAATGATTGTATGATGAATTTTTTACCACACAATCGTATAATAGGTCAAATATTAAATGACAAAAGGTTTCACGAGAGAGATAAAGAGGTATATATAGGTGATGAGTTTTCTTTTCAAAGATTAATATTAGAGGCTATAAAAGATAATATAGATCAATTAGGCAAAAGTTTTAATCTAACTCTAAACTTATTATATCTTTTTGAAAGTCATGTAGGAGTGGCATCATATTGGGACAGATGTTGGCATGGTGGACCTATGTGTGATATATGGGTTTTAGAAAAGGATGACGAAAGATGGTCAAAGTATAAAACCAACAGAAAAGAATCTCTACAAGTGTTATATGATTCCATAAGAAAGTTTCCTGTTGTCTCATTTATGTGGATGCATGACAAGTGTGGACACCCTGAATGGCAACTTGATAAGCTAGATGATGACAAGGACTACTATATCTCTACCTGGATCATAGATGCAATACGGTCTCGATACCGTACCTATTAAATTAGTATCTTTGCACTAATGGAATTCAATGTAAGAAAATTAAACATTGATGACTATGATAAACACCTAGTCAAGTGGTGGAAAGCCTGGGGATGGAAACCTATACCTAGAGACTTTTTACCAGAAGATGCAACTAGTGGGTTGATGGTCACAAAAGGAGATCAAAACATATGTGCTGGGTTTTTGTATTTAACAAATTCTAAAGTAGCTCTTACAGAGTTTGTAATATCAAATAAACAGTATAAAGAAAAAGATAGGAAAGAGGCTATTGAATTGCTAATAGATTGTATTATAGAACTAGCCGATAAAAATGGGTATAAGTACGCTCATGTTATATTGAAGAACGAAAGTTTGTTAAATAAATACCTGGATGCAGGATATGTTTTATCTGATAGAAAGGTAACAGAAATGATAAAAGTATGGCAATAGCAACAGCAACAGCAATAGGTCTAGGCATCAGTGCAGCAGGAGCTGCAGCAAACGCTATATCAGGTGCATCTAGAGCTAGAAAAGCAAAAAAAGCATTAGAAAATTATAAACGCCAGGAGTTAACTAACGTAGCAAAAGACCTCCGTGTATCTACCCTTGGTGCTGAAATGAAAACATTAGCAGCACAACGACAAGCTTCAAGCACTATACAAGCACTTCGTTCTGGAGGTGTTCGTGGAGTCGTAGGAGGAGCTCGTGATTTAACTTCTGGTCAACAAGCACTTCAACAAAACATAGCTGCTGATTTAGATAGACAACAAATGGGCATACAACAAATGCAAATGCAGGAAGAGCAGAACATTAGAAGTATGCAAGAGAAGAGAGAAACTCAAGACATAGCAGGACTTGGTGCAGAAATGGCTGCAGGTAGAGCTCAGGTACAAGAAGGTATAACAGGACTTGCAGGAGCAGCAGCAGGTGCAGCTCAGGCTATTCCAGATGCAAAACCAGTAATAGAGGGTGCAGCAGCTAAACAATTAGCTGGAACAAACTTTTTAGCAGGTGCTGGAGCGTTTGATACTTTTGGAGCGGACATTGTAAAACAGTCGCAAGGTGCTTTACATAGTGCCTCTCAGTCTTTGACAGGTGGAAGTGGGTTTGGTCAGTTTACTGGAGCACCAGCTCCTACTTTAAATACTGGTCAATCATCATATTCTGGGTTTGGTGTAAACCCTAATTTTAGAAACGCATTATCAGGAGGTTAATATGGCAAAAGGAGCATTAGCAGCAGGATACGCAGCACAAGGTGCTGGAGGTGCTAGATCTAGAGGAGCTGGTATGACTGGCTTGGCTCAGATTGGTTTATCAATAGGAGCTGCTGCAGAAAGAAGAAACATAAGAGAGCAAGAAGCTCAAAAAGAATTCACTGAAAAACGTGAAGCCTTTAGAAAAGAACAGCAAGAACTTTATGATGGAATTGCATATGAAGATCAGTTTGAAGATACTGGTATTACAGATCTTGACGAAGCTGGTCAGAAGTTTGCTGATACGTTGAGGTCTGAGTATGAAATGAATAATCAGATGTATGAGATGGGTTACATAGATGAAGCTCAACTCAGAAAGAGAAACGCCAGGATGAAAGGGCAAGTAAAACATCTGAAAGATGGATTGTATGGTAAAATGACCGCTTTCAAAGAAAACTTTGATAAGCTACAAGCTGAAGGAAAAGAATCAGAAGCTGATTCACTAAAGATGCAGATGATGGAGGAAATGACTAAAAACATTTCCTTCGGTGTAGATGGTAATGGAAATGTAGAATTAAGAACTCCAGGGACTGGTGATGTTGCTATTGGTCCAGATGGTAAAGTTGATCCAACAAAAGCTACAAGAATTCCTCTAAGTAAGTTTAATGATCTTTTAACTAACGAGAATGGTGTTCAGTTAAATGATTTAACAGATAGAATAACAGGTCTAGAAGGTGCTGGAGATATATATCAGGTAGGTAGTAGAGAGTACACTAGATATACTGGCTTTGCAAAAGAAGGAGGAAGACAGCTAACAGATCAACAGAGTGCATTGATGGATACTGCCATAGCAGGACTATCACAAACAGAAAAAATAGATGCACTATCTAGATTAGGAGGTGTATTTACTGATGAAGAAGAATATAATAAACTTACAGCAGAAGAAAAGAAAGATGCACTGTTTATAGATCCTAAGAATGTTATGGGATACGGTGTTGAGATGGAGAGAGAAATAAATGAGAAACTCAAATTAGGATTGAACAATAAACTAATGAATGAGCTCGTTGCTAAAGAATCATCTAAACCTTTCCAAGATCCTATCGAAAGAGCAAAAGCAGTAAGCGATGCAACAAAAGAACCTCTTACTTACGAAAGAGTAATTATGAATAGAGATAAAACTGCACCAGTTAGATCTGATGGATTCAATGATACTTTACAAATAGGTCCAAACAAAGGTAAAAACTTAACAATGAGTTCTTTAGCTATTGGGGACAAAGAAGCAGATAATATATTTAAAAGATCTATATTCCAGGGTGCTGATGGTTCAGAGTTACCAGGTATAGACAACTTAACTTCTGCACAAAGGATTGATGCAATTAAGAATGCAAAATTTGTAAACGCAGAAATGCCTTGGAACTCTAAGAAAAAAACAAGAGGAAATTATAAAGAAGCAACCTTCACACTTGAGATACAGGTTCCTGATATGTCAGGTCCCACAAACAATGGTGATCTAGTAGCACTGTATGCTGGTGAGCCATCAAAAGTTCCTATGAAAACTGTACAAATAAAATATTCTCCTGCTGGATATGCAGAATACAATAACTTTATGTCTCTTACAGGAAGAGATGATCTAATGGTTGGAACTACTAGAGAAGGTGCAAAAGAAATTGCAGAGCGAAATCAAAGAGGTGCAGGATTTAATAATGACTAAAAATGGAAGAAGAAGAAGTTATTGATGGTGCTGTACAAGGACCAGATACTGAGCAAAAAGCTCAACAAAGGTCTGAGTCTCAAGAAGCACTAGATAGAGATGCTGAGATAAAAGAAAGACAAGCTCAGTTAGACAGGGTAAAGGCAGGATCAAGGACGTTCCAGGCTTTACAAACTTCTTATGCCATGTTCCAGGAAGAAGGATACAATGGTGGCTTCGAAGAGTATTTTGAATTACTATGTAAAAACCCTGATGCATTACAAACTGCATTCACTATGTTCCAGGAAGAAGGATATAATGGTGATTTCGATGGTTTTAAAAAGTTAGTTGGAGTTGAGGAGGTTCAAAAAAAAAATCCTGGCGACACCTCAGATTCAGATTCTTCAGTTACATCTGTAGATTCTCCTACAGATCCAAACATTCAAAGTAAGATAAGTGACGACAATCAAAAGTCACTAAACGCAGGTACATTTACTTCATTCAAAGAGCTGTGGGAAAACATGCCTACTGCTGAGGAATATTATTCAGATTCTGTAAGACCAGAAATCACACAGTTAGAACCCATGCCTGATAAAAAAGATAAATCTTTTATTCAGAGTGTAGTAAACAGATTAAACCTACCAGGTTTTGGTAAAGAAACTGAGTCTTTTGTTACTTTAAAAGACAGAGGTATTTCAAAAGATGAGATGGAAAGGCGAGAAAAAAGGAAAGCAGACTTTGAAGCTTATCAAAAGGGAGAAAAAGAATTAGACTTCATGACTAACCTGTCTAATAACCTTACACAACAAATGGGTTATTTAGCTGGTACAGATGACAGACATAAGTTTGCATATGCTGTAATGTATCAAGATTTAGATGCACTACAAGCTTCTGCATTAGAGTTAGATAGAATAGAAAATTACGCAAAGCCAGTATACACTCCTGAAGATTTTTTTAAAGACGATGAAAAAAGCATTGGTAAGTTTGGTCAAGCTGTAACAACTGGCTTATCAGGATTTTTAGGAAGTGCTGTTATAGGAGGATTGTCATTTGGGTATGGGTTATATACTGATTTTGCAGCATCACAAATATATAATTACAACAGGAGAGAGGCAGAAGCTAAAGGTATAAGTTTAGAAGAGCAAATCACTAATGGTGATACAGACATATTAGTTCCTGCAACTATAGGTATTCTTCAGGGAGTATTAGAAAAGTTTCAGTTAAATCGTATTTCAAGAGGCATCAATGCAGTTGGGAACAAGGCTATGAAAAGAGTAATTAACTTTTTTGCTGGTGTTGGTAAGAACGGTGCTGAAGAATTTGGACAAGAATCTTTAGAGATTGTATCAGAACATATAGCTGATGCTGATGCAAAAGATGACTTCAGCGATGTTGAGTTAGATGACATGGGCAAAAGCATAGCTAAAGAAATGTTTAGCTGGAGAACAGCAAATGCCTTTTTACTTGGTGCGTTTGGTTCTGGAGCTGCAACAATAAGTGGTTCGGCTGCTAAGTCAGCATTTACTATGCTTAAAACTAAAGAGCAAGAAGATCAAGATGAAAAAAATGTAGAAAAATTAGCTGACATAGAAAGAATCAGGTCTACAAAAAAACTTAATAAAGATGAGAAGGCAGCATTAAAAATAGCAGAAGAAAGAGTAAAGGCAGAGTTAAAAAGAAATCAGGAGCTCGTGTCTGATAAAGTTATGCAGATGACTGATGCTGAATTAGAACAGACACAACGACTGTATCACAAAGACAAAGACTTAAACTCTAGGATTGAGGGTGTACAGAACTCAAAAACATTTAGTGAGGAAGAAAAGAAAACCTACATAGATGAACTGTTAGTAGAAAAAAAGAAGATAGCAGATGAAATAACGCAAATAGAAGATGCTATCAAAACAAGAGAACCTCAAAATGCACAGGTCGTAGCTGCTCCTTACTTTGATTTAGAAGTAAACAATGCAACTGAAGCATCTAGAGTTAGATCATCAAAAAATTATCAAGAAAATATAGCTAGACTTACAAGTTTAGCAACCGACATGGGTATCAGAGTCGAGGTTGTAGATAAAACTATAGGCGGATACGAGCATGAAGGTAGGGGTGCAGTTCAGGAAGTTTCTACAGTATTCAATGTAATGAGTACAGACATGGATAAAATTGCAGACTTCGCTGCTATAGCTGCAACACAAACTGCTGCTGTCCAGGATGCTACTATTGCTGCTAGATATACGGAAGAAGGTGCTGAAGGACACAACGCAGATGAATGGACTATTAAAGTTGACGATGTAGATGCTACATTAGAAGCTTTAAAAGAAGTTGGTATCACTGAATTTACACTAAACGAGGATCAAGGAACAGTATCCTTCCTCGATTTACATAAGTTCCCAGATGCAGAATTAGATAGTAAAACAGATAAATTAATAGATGTACTAAATAGTAAAGGAGTAAGTTATGAAGGCAAAACAAAAACCGCAGTCGAGAGCAGATATATTGACCGCAAGGAAAGAAAACAAATTCTACAAGCTATTCGACAACGTCTCGCCCAACAAGGACAAACTGGGACAGGGCTTTATCGTCAGGTCGAAGATGCGTTAACTAAAAACGAAATATTCTTAGAGAAAAGATTTCCTGAAGAAAGTAATATTAGATCTACAGCAGATAAAAAGAAATATAAGTTTGCACAAACTGATGATCCAAAAACATTAGCAGAGCTTAAAGATCGTACTTTAGATCCTCGTAAAAGAGATTTGATAGAACAAGCAGAAAAAGCAGCTAAAGCTTTTGAAACTGTAGCACCTGATGCTGTCATCAGATTACATGAAACAAAACAATCTTATGCTGCTTCAGTAGGAGGTAGAGCAGGTAGAACTAGTATGGGTGCATACAATAGAAAAACTAATATAATACATATTAGTCTTAAAGATGCAGATCCTAGTACGGTAGGTCATGAGGTTTTCCACTTACTATTAAGACGTAAGTTTTCTGATGACAAACAAATACAAGCTGCCACTAAAGAATTATTTGATACTTTAAAAGAACAAGTAGGTGGTAAAACTAAAGAAGCAATAGAGCAACTCGTCTCTAATTATAAGGAAAACCAGAAAGACGAAGAAAGAATTGTAGAGTTGTTTGGTCTTATGTCTTCAAATCAAACAGACATTCCTAAAACATCAGTACAAGCAATTAAGTTATGGGTAAATAAAGTAGCTAAATTATTAGGTATAGGTAAACTATTTACAGGTAGAGATGTAGGTAGAGCTGAACAAATAGATATATTTAAAAGACTTGCTACTAAAGTTGCTACAGCAGAACAGCTTACTGATGTGGATATACATTCTATATCAGAAGCTCAGGATCAAACAGAAGTAAACTCAGAGGATATTGTTAGACCTAAAATAATAGACGATGACGATACTATAGCAAAAAGAACTGTAGGTCCATTTGACATACAATATTTTAATGAGACAGAAAGGTTCCAAAAACTTATAGATGAAGGTAGATTGATCACTCATGTAGATTCTTCTTTTATTCCAGAGGGTGCACAAGTTGTAGTCCACTCGCCTGATAACATGTTTGTAGGTGATATATATCACAGAGGTGAAAAGATTATTAATGGTGAGGGTGGTTTATTTTATACACTTAACACAGATAATGTATGGGCATCAACAGAACAAAATTTAACTTCTTTAGTAAACACAATCAACAAAGCTGTAAAGGCATCACCTGATGGAAAAGCATTCATGATGCTAGTTGGAGGTAGTAATAGTAAAATGTTAGGGAATATAACTGCATCATCTGCAGCACTACAGGTCCTTAACAAGATGCCAGAAAAAAATATATTCGCCAGAGGTGATCTAAGAAAGATATTGGCAGACGTTGGTAAGGAACGTGGTATAGATATTCCTCCAAAGTTTAGTGTTGAAAGAATGATTCAGCATATTGATAAAACATTCTTAGCTACAGAGAAACCTTCTTTTGATGAACGTAGAAGTTTTATACAGGATATAGTTAAGAGAATTGGTGAGTTAGAAGGAGTCAAAAACGACAAGGTCGCTAATCAAAAGTTCAGAGAGTTCTTTGGTATGAGTGATATGTCAAAATTATCGAAGACAGGATTTACAAATAACCTTGCTAATCTTTTAACTGAACCTTTACTCCAGGGATTACCTAGTGGTCACGCTTATGCTGCCATAGAAATAAATGGTCCTGTTGAGGGATTTGTAGAAAGATCACACAGAGCTTATGCAGGAGCTGTTAAGCAAAAAGAAGGTGTTCCAACACTACACTTGTTTGATAAAAGACAAAATATAGATGAGTTAGTTGATACTGTGGATGGTTTATCTAAGGATGCAGAAACTAAACCAGGAGAATTTAGAGGAAAGATAGGTTTAGCTCAAGCAGGTTTAGGAATAGGCGTAATAAAACAAAGCATTGATGAAGCTGTTAGTGCTAAGATGACACCAGAAGAAGGTAAACGAGCTGATAGATCTGATAAAGGATGGAAGGAAGTTACTGAAGAGGGGAAAAGATTGTTGTCTCCTCCTAAAAGAAGTTTAAAACAGCGTTTTAAAGAAGGTATAAATAATTTCATGACGAACTGGATGGATAGACAGTTTGATGTAAAAAAGAAATTATTAAAAACAAAAGATGCTACAGCTAAAGAAGTATATAATCGTCTTATAACTGCTGCTGGTGCTAGTGCTAGTGCTAAAAATGTGTTCAGACAATTCGATAAGTTGATATATGGTAAGCTTAGTGAAAAGAATAAAGAAGCATTAGACCGTATTATAGCAGAGAGAAGACTTATAGCTATAGAAGAAAACATAAGTAAAAGGAAAAAGAATTTAAAGAATGCAAAAAATTTAACAGAAGGGTATAAAAGAGGAAGACAAGGACTTACTGCTGACGATGCTAGAGCTGCATTAAAAAGAATGAGAGAGCAATTAGGTGAAGATACATACAACGATCTAAATAATAGAGCTGATGTATACTTCCAAGCAATGTCTGATCAGCTTAAAAGATTATATGAAGGAGGTAGGATAACTGAGAAGATGTATTTAAATCTTCGTGACATTGAGTATTCACCTATACGAACTATCAAGTTCATGTTGCAAGAAAACCAAGACTTGTATAGCCAAGACAGTATAGATGCACAAGCAGAAAAGTATGGAATGACTGCAGAAGATATAAAAGCTTTGACTGAAGCAAATGAGGATGCATATGTTCAGGACAGTAGATGGCTTTTAAGAACTCAGATTGCAGTAACAGAAAAAAAATTCTTCCAAAACAGTTTATTGAATCAGGTAGGTAAACTTGTTGACGAAGGAAAAGCAGAAGGTTTAGGAATTACAAGATTAGTTCCAGGTATGCCAGGAAATCCTGTAAGCAACAAAGCATTCTTATCTAAAAAAGGTTTAGCTGAAGTTAAATACAAAGTAGATGGAGAAGATGCTACTTTATATATGCCTGTAGATATGGCTCGACAGATATTAGATATAGATCCTGAGCCTAATGTGACAGCTAGATACAGGAAAGCTGGTAAATTTACTGGATCAAATCTACTTAGATTCCAGGCAACTGGAGGTAACCTTACATTCTTTGTAAGAAACGTGCCAATGGATTATTTAAACGTGTTATTCTTTACAGATGCGTATGGTAAATTTAAATTATTGTCTGGTGCTCAACTTGCTATCGATGGTATAGTAAATGCAACTAAGGCTACCTTAAGAACAAAAGGATTTAAAGAAAATTACAATGAGTTTTTAAAGTATGGAGGTGGTCTAGACTTTCTAGGTGTAGATGGTATTGCTAAAATAGAGGAAGCAAAAATTGTAAGAGGTTTAAAAACTGCACAGCAAAAAGCAGGTTATTATTTTGTCAAAGGATTGTCTCACTTCAATGAAATAGCCGAGCTTACATTTAGGTTATCTGTATACAACAAAACAAAAAACGACCTTATAAGTGAATATAAGAAAGCTAATGATGGAGGTACACCACAAGGTGATGCACTTAACTCTATATTATTTGAAGCTGCTGCAAAAGCAAGAGCTTCTATAGATTTTGCACAAGGTGGTATAAAAGCAAGAAGGTTAGACAAATTCTTTCCATATTTTAATCCTGCAATGCAATCTACCAGGAGAGTATTAGATATGGCACAACAAAAACCAGTAGAGTTTGTAAGTAATATTACACAGGCTGGTTTAATGTCTGCTGGTGTAGTTGCTGGTATGGGTATGCTGATGGGATACTTGATGGGAACTGATGACGAAGATGAAATTAAAGAGAAGATAAAAGACTTCAGACAAGGATTGAGTAAGTACGAGAAATCAAATTACTTTACATATCCTGTAGGTATTAATGCTGATGGTTCTGTAAAGTATGTCAGGATAAGAAAACTACCTATACTATCTATACCTATTACGTTAGCAGAAGAAGTTGCTTATAAACGTATCTGGGGTATTGATATGGATGATTCTGCTCTGGCTGAGTCAGTATTATCATCTGCTCCTATCTTACCTTCAAATTTACTATCAAGAAACCCTGCTATATCTGCAGCATTTGCTTTAGGTGGTTATGATACTTTTAGAAGAGAGATGATATTTAAAGATCCTGATCCATACAACCCTATACCTGCTAGTAAACAAGGTATACATAGTGAATATGTAAACGAGTTATTTAAAGTGACAGGAGATATCACAGGTTTATCACCTATGAATACACAAAGAGCAGCAGAAAAATTGTTTACTAATCCAAATACAAATCCTTTAGTTGGTTTAGCGTATGCAGGTTTTGAAGCAGGTTTGTCTGAAAACACAGAACTGAATCAGAGAATGAAACAGGGTATGGAAGACTTTAAGAAAGCTACAAGCAAAGCTGTTGTCAGAAATAGTAATCCTGATCTACAGAAGTACGCACAAAGAGAGGTGATCAACAAAGAAATACAAGAAATATTAGGTTCTAAATATGAAAGAGATCAGAAGTATAAAAGAAAAGTTCGTGATTTACTAAAAGAAAAACCTGGTACAAGGAGATTACCAGAAGATTTACGAATGGAAATTTTAAAAGACTTTGGGAGAGATGACTATATAAGAGCAAGAGATAAATATACTAAATATTTAACTTTGAAAAATGGAGATGGTAGAATCATAGACATAGGGTTTCAACGAGATCCTGACGTTGCTGCTAAGTTAATAATGAGTGGCTATGGTGTCATGGATCCTGAAGTATTTAGAGATTTTGATATGAAAGTAAAATCATACACTGGTAAAAGATTATCTAAAAGAACAAAAATAGCATATGGTAAGTTAGTTAGAGATGCTGGAGGTATAAAATAGGAAAAGCCTAAGCGGTGTTACGACTTAGGCTCTCCTAAACTCACTTCCTTGTCGTCAAACTAAAAATACATCACTAAGTGAAGATATTTCGGAAGTGATTACTAACCAAATTCAAAAATGAATAACAAAAAATAAAGTCTTTGATTTTAATAATCAAGGTAAATTTACAACAAATCTTTTAATAACTTACCTACTTCTTCACAATCTTTTTTATTTCTTGGCATATATAGTTTAGCTTGTATGTTATTTCCTACTAAAAACTTCTTAAATAGTTTCCATCTCAAGGGGAAAGAATCGTTAGGATGCCCTTTACATTCTATTATAAACCTGGGCGGATATTGTTTGTCTACAAAGTCAGGGGTATATTTTATAGGTAGTATGTTTTTTTGACCTACATTGTGTAAAAACTTCTTAGATGGAGTTTTCTCATACGACATATTAGGAAATTTAAAACCATCTACAATAACATACGTTTGTCCTTCGTATGTAAAAGGTATCTTTAATTCTTTTAAGACCTTATACATATGCACTTCTAGGTTACTAGCAAACTTTATACCATCTAGTGTAGGTTTTTTAGAACGTATTCTGCCCTTCTTGCCTGTCGTCCTCCTCATATATATCTATTATTGATTTTAATTTTACAACATCTGTAAAATACTCTACTGCCATAGCAAATGTTTTTACATAGATTTCTGGCTCATACAAGCTGTTGTCTAAAAGTGTATCAGAGGTAAGAGCCACATATCTTTTTACATCACCTAAATGATTTTGATATAGCATATAGTTTAAATCAAATATGTATCCAGGAAAACGTCCTTCTACAAAGGTTGCTGCTCTTGGTCCAACTCCTAACACTTTACAGTTCCAGTTTATCAATGATTCAGTAAATTCATATACAGCTAGATCACCTATAGTTCCTTTACCTAAATGAATATAGTAATATCTGTCATCTTTTTTTGATGTAACTAAATCACTTAACAAGGCAATAAGTTGCTTATGCTCTTCTTCATTTACTGATCTACTGATCACGATTCTTGTTGGTTCCGACAACATCCTTTTTCATTGCTTTAAGTTCTTCAAAGTTAACAATAAGTTCTTGCATTTTCTTTTGGATGTCGTTGACCTTTTCCCAAAACATGTCTGGGTTATGAAGTTTTGGTTTTGGCTCTACTTGTACTCTAGCAGAGTTAGTTGTGTACCAGTACGCAGCTTCAGTTCCAGATATTATATCGTGAGAACCTAACGCATCTTCTGTGTGTGTATCATCTCCTACCATAGGTTGTTTTTAGTTAAATATTTAGGGCACATTAGAGGTAGTTGTCTTATAGGATCAAAACTAATCTCTTGACTCTTCTCCTCTTTTCGATAACTTCTGTCCTCGTTTTTTTCGTTGTGCCTGTTCTTCTTTTGCTCTTTCATATTCTAGTTTTGCTTTATTGTATGCCTCATTAAATTGTGGAAACTCTTGAATAACCTTTTGCATGGTTTTTAGTTGTTCACGCAAAGTGTCAACAGCTTTATGTAACTCAATAAATCTTAGATGCATTGCATCAAGTGAACGCCTGATTCTAAATAGCTCTGTAAATTTCATTTGTGATCTTCTCTTGTATTAGGCGTAGCTTCGTCTCCTTTCATTTGTCCAAGCTCCCAATCATGAACTCTATTAGCATTATAATCTTTATGCTTGAGTACAGTTAAACCATTATTGTAGAAGTAATGGCAATAAAATTCCCAATCACTTTCAGACACAAACTCTTCTATAGCTTTCCATGTGCCTTTGCCTTTACCAGTGCTTTCATCTTTTGTTTTAAATGATTCTGTATCGTGTATAATAATCCACTTATGACATTTCGGTTCCCAATGTTTAAATTCAGCTTTTAACTGAGCATAGTCATGAAGGGTATCTATAAATAATAGGTCACAAGCTATATCTACATCTACTTTTCTACTGTCTCCTTTAAAAAATCTAAAGTCTATATCTTCAGATTCAGCAAATTTTTTCATCATGTCCATTTTACCCATTGCTCTATCTGCCCATTGTGTATCATCAGGATGCTCTAAGTCTACACAAAACAGTAAGTGTGGTCTTGCAACTGCAAAAGCCAAAGTGGATACTACCCATCTAACTCCAAGTTCCACTATGTTCCTGGTGTCAAACCTTGCAGCAAAATCTACAAGCGTAGGTAAATGGTCTTTTATATCACTACTTATAAACTCTTGTCCTTCAGGTGGACTGCAGTGATGCATATAAAGTTCATCAATAGTTTCAGGTTGTTTTTTATACTCTCTCATTTTATTAAATTTAAGTTTTCAAATCTACATAACATTTTTGGTACTCTATAAAAAAGATCCTTTCCGTAACGATATTGATTGTTAACGTGGATCTGTTTTTTATATTCTTCTTGATATATTGTGTCGCTGTTACAAAAGACAGCCCATCCAGTTTGCTTACATATTAGGAAATACCAGAAGTCTGACAAAACCTCATACTTTCTTTTTCTTCCCAGGAACGATACCGTGTCAAACGGAAAGCTATGTCTATCGGTAAAATACAAATCACTTCTAACCTCAGCCTCTATCCTGTACAGTTTGTCTTTAAAAAACGCTTCGATATCTATAGTGTAATCCTCCTCTTTGTCTTCTACTACAAATCCTTTGTGTCGTAGAAAGTCTGATATAAGATCAATACCATACTGATTTAATTCATCGTAAACGTCTTGTCTAAATTCTCCTGCTTTTGTTTTCATTAAAATGTATAAGTGTACCTGGCTACTTGTCCTTTTGTAGGATGATGTAAGAAACCTTCTATTGCTTGAGGTGATACATATCCTTTCATTGAATGCCATACATCTGTAGTCGTTGGACTTCTTAATGATTCAACGGTTACATTTATATAGTCTTTAGATGTTTTATGGTGCACATGATGTACATAAAAGTATTTATGATTAGTGTCTGCCCAATATTTTTTTGCCTCTACACTCATTAGGCTACCTAAGTCTTGATGCTTTGCACCATCTCCATGCGTTGTTCCGATAAGATTTTTATGATACTTAAAATACTTCCTGTACATAAGATCTGTTTCGAAACTAATGTTTTTACAATCCTTAAACCAGGCTTTTATCATATCGCTGAGGTAAAACCCTGCCATGTAATCATGGTTTGATGGATTAAACATGTAGTGCACATCAGCTATTTGTACTAAATTTTCCAGGCAGTCAATATATAGTTCTTTTGCAGTTCTATAATTATCATACCACATACCATCAGTATCTTGTGGCGTACCTTTAGTTGTTGATCTTTTAGTGTTGTCTGTGTGTAATATGTCATTACCTGCAACAAACAGAATCTGATCTATTTCGAAAGAAGACGAGTAATCGATAATCTTCTGTACTCCTTCTTTAACTCTTCGCACAGCTTCGTCTCCTGAATAATCTGTTCCTGTCGCAAAGCTCGTTGACAGCTTTCCAATATGCACATCTGCTGGATCAACCACCAGGAGGTGGGGATCGTCTTGCTTTTCTCTTTTGATTTTTTCATATTTAAATGTATGTTGTTCTATAGCATCAATATGATCCTGATACATTTGTTCAAATGATGGACCATTGTTATCAGGCTTAAAATTAATTGACCAGTATTTTCCTTTGTACCAGGCATGATTTACTCTAGATATATCTATACCTACAGCTTCACATTCCTCTGCTAGTGCAGGATTAATACCTTGTATCTCAAATTCTTTTAGCCATCTATTTACTTTACTTCTGAAGTTGAAAAAGCCATTTGAACCCCAGACTTTAAAACCTTCATCAATAAGTTTTCTTGTGATCTTTGATCTATTCTTTGTACCATCCATGTACATTTGCAAAGCTCTTTCTTTTATTGGAGCTTCGTGCTCTTTAATCTTTTTTTGATTTTCTTTAGTTACTCTCATTCTTCTATAGTTTGGTTCAATATAGTATGAGAATCAGATATAATTTCATTCAAGATTGATGTTGTGGATGAGTTTCCCTTGTCGTAGAAGGAATCTTTCAAGTCATTAATTTTCCCTCTAAGATTATTACAGACATGGTTTATATAAATATCTCTTTTGTTCATTTATCCATACAAGACAGAAAGGACACACCTAAATCAGGTCTGTACTTTTTGATTCTATTGTAGATTAATCTTGAATGCTTTTTTGATTCACGCTTATCAGATTTAGAAGAACTAATATCTAAATCCATATTTAATGTTGCATCAAAACATAACATAGCATCTACAATATCATCATTTTCAAATTTTTCCTCTATAAAATCTAATTCAGATTCTACAGAGAAGTCATTTGATTGCCTTCTTATATGTAAATCTTCATAATAAGCTACCATAATTTCGGTCATCTATATTTAAAATTACAATTTATTTGTTTAAGTCGTCTGATTTCAATATCCTATGCTCAATAGACTTATCAAAAAACTTCCTTCCGTATTTGTTAAACAAATGCATGTATAGTCTAGACAAAACACCTGAGAGCTCCTTGTTTGTGTACTTTTTTCCTGACCAATGTGACTTTCCATTAATAACAACCTCTAATTCTATGTTAATAACTTTTCCACTTCGCTTAGGGTGAGGATATATAATCATACCATTTGACATACACCAATAACGTGCATTAATTTCAAGATATGAGGAAAAAGGTTCTCTAAAATTAGAAGGGGAGGTCTTCTTCTTGGTCTGTGTAGATTGTGGGTTTTGGTTTGTGTATGATTTCATTGTATGTTGGTGTCTCTGATAAGTTGCTCAGTATTCCTTTCGGAACGTAATCGCCTACATAGTATCTACCACTAGCTATATCGAATTTAAAAACTACTGATTGTCCTATTTCTCCCTGATACTTAAATTTTACTTTTTGAGTTTTAAATTCTACCTGGTCTTTTTCTATATCTTGTCCTGTAACGCTATTGTGTATTGATTGAAAGTGCCTATAAACTACAGCACCACAATGACAGATGTTTCTAAAGTCACTACTACCTGAAATATCATAGAGTCCTGGCATCTGATAAATACCATTAGCATCTCTAGTCATCTTCCTGGGGTGTGCAATCAGAAAAACTATCACGTTATTCAGTTGTGCGAATATAGTAAGTTTAGTTAAGACTTCTCTGATGCTCTGCAGTTCGTTTTGATTTTTATTATTATACTCTAGCTTGTTAAATGCATCAATAACAAATATATCTACACCGTAAACAAACACCTGTTCTTTAAATTTTTCTAACAACCAATTCCAGTTGGGATTTTTACCATCCTCTGCAGATGTCAAATATAATTTTTCATTTGCCCACTCTTTATATTGATTCATCTCAGACTTATTCATTCGATCAGAATTTTCAGACTTCCAAAACGATTTACCAATATACTTTTCCATAAATATAGATTGGTGAAGAGCCAGGGGATGATGCTCAGGCGAAAAGAAAGATGCCTTCATGTCGTGATCGTTAATTAAATTCATGACGTACCACTCTATAAAATTACTTTTACCATGTGATGGTATGCCTGTAGTAATTACAAGTTGACCTCTCATGACTGAGAATATATTTTTTAGATTACCGAAGCTATTGTGTTTTGGATATATAGTATCAGGCAATCCTTTATCATAGAGTTCCATTATGTCATCGTATAGATCATCAACAGCAAATGTTCCCTGAGTTTTAAAATGTCTTGCGTTGTCTATAGCATCAACAACAGATGGTTTGCCACTATTTATTAGTTGACCATTAGCATCTTTGTGTTTGAATTCAACACGAACACATCTATAATTTCCTAATCTCTGTGCTATTTTTTCTGCTACAATATTCCCTTGCTCATCATTATCTGTGCAGATATAAAACTTTTTTAATGTATCTAGGTATTGTTTGCAGTTGATCCACACCTCATCATTGTCATTTGCACCATTAGGCAAACTAATTGTGTTTTTGTATCCACATTCATGCATAGCCAGGACATCAAATTCTCCTTCTACTATGTATGCCTCTTCCTGATCTATGACAGAGTTAATGTTGTAGAAAATACTCTTACCGTTTGTGGTCTGTGTAAAATGTTTCTTACCTGTTCTGTATTTTTTGTTTACGACTTGATTTAGTTCGAAATAATTGAAGACAATATTTTGTACCTCTTTTTTGAGTTGAGGTTGATAATACTTTTCTTCTGTAATACCTAGATCAGTTAAAGTCTTCTGTGATATTTTTCTAGTTGTTTCTATCCATTTGACTACCTGGTCTGAAATATCTGTGTAATTTTTCCAGTCTTGTTTAGGAAGTTTATATGGTCTTGTCTCAATGGTGTGTTGCTTACGAAACGATATAGCATCGCAGTAATGACATTTGGCAACACCTTTATCTAAATTAACACTCAGAGCAGGATCTTTCTTGTTTGTTCTTCTGCCTACACAGGATGGACAAACTATTTTTAACACCTTACCTCTTTTGCCACGAGTCAAAGACTCTATTTCACTCCATTCGATTATTTTATTCATTAGTATGATTGGTTAGAATAGTTACTGATTACTTTACCATCCTTAGTTTTCTTTTTGTAAGTCAGGTAATTTTTAAAATGATAATTAAAATGCTGTAGTTTATCTTTTGTTCTGCCTTGATTCATTCGATGAACAACAAAGTCTTCAATCTGTGCTATGACGAAATCAGTTTTGAATTTATTGTTCTTGGCAACAGCATTAATTAGTTTCTTATTGTTTCTATACTCCTCTGCCCAGTTATGTATATAGATTATTTCATTATTATCATTGTTATCATTATTGTTTGATGACGTTTGTATAATTTTTGAATGACTTTTGTGTGATGTTTGTGTGACGTTCTCATCATTCCAATCCTGGTAATCATCATATTTTACAATGGTTACCAAGGAAAAGCTGCGTGATGGATTGTCTATTTTTATCTCACCACTTTTTTTAAGTTTGTTTATAGCCTTTCTAACCCTGGAAAAGGTCATGTTAAGCTGTTCCATTAACTTAGGTGTGGAGGTTATATGCTGTCCTCTCGCTACGTTTTGTCCTCTTACTTTATTAGGCTTGTGATTTGCCATGAGAAGTAAATGTAAAAACACCCTGGAGGTATCTGCACAAGTGTACCACTCCCACTCAATTACTTTTCTGTGTAGTGCTATGAATCCCTCCATCTCTTCTTAACTTATTGTTTTCTAACATTAGTTTGTAAATGATTTTTCTTTGATGCATAATATATGAATCCTTAATGAGTTTTGATCTAAACCCTTCTTCGAGTTGGGGGATGTGTCCTCTGATCCTTAAAAGCTGATGTAGTTCTTTTATGATGTTATGATAAATCTCTTTTATAAGAGGATTGTACACCTTATAAGTTTCTTCAAATGCTTTGTATCCATGCAAAACTGTAGCATGATTCTTCGGCTTTCCACTTCTATCACGAAATAGCTGACCTATTTCTCCAAGTGTTAGGCTTGTATAATGGAAATATACGTTGTAGTACATACCTCTCCACTCAACAAGTTTTCTTTTTCTGCTTCCATTCTTGACTGGGGTATTGTACTCCAGGTAAAGTCCATGATTTATAAGAATGTTACTCACGGAGTCTGACGTAAGCACAGGTTGTCTCCTGATATTTGTAATTCTATCTGTGTCCATATTAATAAAAGTTAAAAAGGAGGAGGACTGTGAATCCTCCCCCAAATCAAACAAAATGAAAAAAAATTAAGGTAAGTCGAAAAAGTTTTCTTCTTCTACTTTTTTCTGACTCTGTTGACTTTGTGGATTGTCAGTCTTTGCCCATCCTTGTCCTAAGCTATAGCTTTTCTTCTTATCAGCACAATAAGATGACATTGATATATTACCTTCGTCCCACTCAGCCACTTCTAGCCATAGTGTAGTACCGTACTTATCATCTTTTTTAAGAGATGATGCTTGGTCAGTTGCTAATTCTTTTAGCGTATCGTATTTGAAAGCTACGTTCCATTTACGTTTTGGTTGCATTTTGCCACTCATATTAATTTATTTGAAATGTGATCGGAAAGGAAATTTAAATATTCACGACAATGAGCAATCCTCTCCTTTAGTTGCTCAATGTGTTCTTCATTGTATTCTACTGGTATTTCTACTACTCTAAGTTGTGGAGGATGATGCTCAAAGGTATGATCCCTGATAATTTTCTCTTCCTCTTCTAATGGCAAGTCAATTACACCTAGTTCTCTTGCTCTTCTGAACCTTACACCTTCAACAATATCTTCAGGTGTGTTCATAAGACAACGAACAAGGGTAGCCTTTTTCATATTTGTCAACCACATATACCCTTGCAGTTGCCAATAGTAATCCTTATTGTAGCTTAATAAGTCTCCTGTATAATACATCGGAAATGTTTTCATGGTAAATGAATTCTTGATATCCATCAGGCATTCATCTTTCCTGTATACATCAGGCTCTCCCTGGATGTAATCATTCCAATATCTTATTGCGTTCTTTACATAACGATTTTCTAAATCTCTGTTGTGAAGTTCGCTCACTAGATCAATTGCATCGTCCTCTACAAGTATACCTTTTTTCATCTCCAGGGTTTGAATGTCATTAGTGTAGCCAAATAAGGCTTCCTTATGAAGTTCCTGGAGGAATGATTTAGTAGTTACTGATAGAGTTTCTTTCTTTGATCTAGGGTTTGTCATAATCAATCCCAGGCTTGATGCTCTGAATTGATATTCTGTGAAGTCTGTTTCTCTCATTTAGATTTTTTTTTGTAGACAACGTAGTTGTTCTTTTTTAAGAGTTCGACTGCCTCTTCGACTTTCTTTTCGTTGTCTCTATACGCTTTAAAAATCTCGTTTTCTATCCATTCATTCATAACTATGCTTTTTTAATTCTAGTTACACCATCTTTATCAATGATTCCTAAAGCTACAACCTTACCATCAACAATCTTATTCTTGACAGTCCAACCAAATAAGTTTGGTTTACCCTGGTTATTTAAATCTTTGTTCTCAAGTTTTAAGTTGAGGTTTTTATATGGAAGATCGTATAGTTCTCTTCCAATACCCCAATTTGTACAGGCTCTCTTAAATGAGTCAGATGCCTCACCCTTTTGACTGTGAACATTGGATGGCTCACCTACGTCATCTTTCCATATCCATTCGTTTCCGACTTTAATACCAACAGAACAAAATAGATTTCCTTTCTCCTCGTAGTGTTTCCTCATCCAGTTCTCCGTGCCCACGACATCATCAAGTCTTGCCATGTCCACTCTTGCATCTTTGTAGATTAATAGTGAACACCATCCATTCCTGAATGATCCCACTCTAACTTCTAAGTCTTCTCCTCTCAGAGGACTCTTCAAATTTTTCAATGTATTCATCTTTTATTTTATTTAAGTTAATTGGATTCTTTTTTTTTATGTCAGCTAATTGACTATACAAGTTGTCAACCCTGATTTGCTTCCTTTCCATCTCTTCGTCTGTACTGCATTTTTTACGTCTTGTTTTTTCCAGTTCAGAATGTTTATAAGTGTATGAAAGGGAATTTGAAAGTTCACGCAGTCCGTTTACATGAGCAAACATCACACGCCAATCTTCCATCACATAGTATATGTCGCTTGAAGTGTTGTACATCTCAAATCGATCATTTCCTAAGTTAACTAGTTGCACCCTGGGAAGAATAATTTTCTCTTCGTCTTTAAATCTTGTGATTGGTAGGATGCGAGATTCTTTTTCATAAATCTGACTAAGTAATATATCTCTTAATTTCATTTAAATATGTTTCTCTCTTTTTTAAAGTTTCTGCAGTTGTATCGATACGTTCCATAAACTGCTCTTTCGTCATAACACCTGTAGCATATCTCATAACTAATGCCAGGCATTGAAATCGTATACTAACTACTTGGTCTTCTACGAACACCTTGTGTTTGTACAACCTGATCTTCTTTATGTGAGTTGGTATACTCATAGTACTCGAAATCAAGTTTAAGTTCATTAACAATGTCTTGATCAATCTTATCATATAATAAAGTTTTAATTAGTCCCATTTTCTTTCCGTGATTTAGCTATATTCTGAATCAATTCTACGAGGTCTAATGGGTTTGCATCCTCGTGACTTCCGATGTGCCAAAAAGTATTAAATCGGATTGTGTACTGCTCATCAAAGGTATGATAATCATATATTTCATACACCTTTGAATCCCAGACTAATACCCAAGACTTCTGGACAGTCCCATCAGAATTAGCATTAGGAAAGGTAGGTTTGCCAAGTATGTCAACGAGTTGATCGTAGCTTACATTGGTGATCCTGTACCCTTTAAAACTTGTTAAATGTAATTTGTCAAGTGCAGTTGCTTGTTCGTGAACCGCATGAACCCACATAGAGTCAGGCAATTCAGTAATTTTAGTTTGACTTTCCATATTAGATTTAATTTAATTGTTGACAAGTTACAAACAATTATTCTAAAAACCTAGAATAAAAAAAGGGAAGATTTCTCTTCCCCTGAAAAAATTCGTATTCGACTTTTTGTCTAATCGTGTGATTGTTCCTTGTGAGCGTAGTCACACGCATCGTTATACAGGTTTCTATTGACCTTATATACATAATCAACAAAGTAGTTATTCCATTCTACCTGTGATTCAAGTTCAGCATTCTTCTCTTGCAGTCTTTCTTCATCGTATGCATCAGAGGATTTATCTCCTCTCTTTTCATAGTCATCTATAAGACTTTCCAGTTCCATGCTTTTCATTTCATGATACGGTATTGTATATGGTTTGTGTGGAGGAATCCAAGTTCCCCCACCATCACCATCATTCCATATGATTACGTTTTTTACGTTTGTGGTACATTCATATCCTGTACCTCTGCGAGTTTGAAAGTATCGCACATTTGTGACTTCTAATTTTGCCATGAGTATTCATTTTTAAATTCGTTAGTAATATATTCCATTAAATTCTTTTGAGATGTTTGTAACACCTGGGCAAGTAATTTAAACTTCTTAGGATCAGGAATGGACAATCTAATGTGTCCGTTTGTGATCTCAACATCAAAACTGTGGATCGAAAATCCAAATTCTGTGTTTGCGTAGAGACTTACTTCTGCATTCTCCACGTCAATGTGTAAAGAAAATTTTGAATGTAACATTATATTAAGTATTTAGTTCTAGTTAAAAATTCCATGATATCGGTTTTGTTCTCGATCATGTAGTCCCATAGGGCATCACCAATCGTTTCACAAATCCTTTCATGGTGCTCTAATACAGCATCTCTCATAATACCCTGTAGGTATTCTCTGTGCTGTTCTGTGATCTCAAGAGTTGTGTCAAGATCAATGCCTTTGTCGTTTTCCATATGCACCCAGTCATCGACTTTGTACGCAACGTCTTCGGCAGTCCATTCGAGACAAGTAGCTTTTACTTGTTCTTTAAATAATTCAGTCATGTCTTTTCATTTTTAGTTTGACAATTACTATCGCTGTTTCCCAACAGTAATAGTTTCGGAAAATCATTCCTCATCAGATTGCCTGTGCATTACTGTGATCTCCTCAAATGTTACAACAGTCCTGGGATGATTAGTACTATCGTTGTAGTGAATGTGTATCACTTCTTCAGGATGAAATGACTTCCTCCTGTTGATCTTACGATATTCTAACGCAGTCTCCATACTGTCAAACATCAGATGTGTTCTTAGATAAGGTGTATCCTTTCTAATTTTACCACCTTCGCAAATGTATTGGTCTCTACTGTTCTTCAAGTACCATCCAAAAGTTTCTCTGCTCTCTGTTACCATTGGTCATTATTTTCATTGAAATCATATTCCATCTCCAGTTCCCAAAGGTTCTGATCATCGTTGTAGAAATCATAGGCATTATCTAATGATCCTTCAGTTCCGATCCTGATCTCCTCCCTGGAGGGAATGTGTTGACCGTAGGGATTTCTAAATGATTCATTGGGGAGGAAATACAATCCTGATTGTAATCCTCTCATAGCTGATCTGCCCAATGTACCTTCCATTGACCAAACCCATCCTTTGTCGATCCATTTTTGCATCCTCTCAATCGTTGGAAAGTCTGCTTGTCGTTCTCTTATAAATTTTTCTTTTGCTTTCATTTTAATAGTCATTAATTAATTTATCTAAATGTTCCAGGAGTTTATCCATGTCCTTGATCTCATTCACCAGGAGTAACCCAGCATCGTATAAGATGTCGTCATTTCTTTCTAATAGAATCCTTTGGTTTTGCATAAAACCATTTTCATCGTATTCTCCTTCTACTCTGATCTCTTCTTCTACTCCATCTACGGATGTAAAAGTTAGGTATCCGACAGTTACTGTCAGAAAATGATATTCTGATTCTTTTTTAATGTTCATTTTAAAGAGTTTTTAAGTTCATTTGATGTTATACCATAGTTATTGAATAATAAGTCCTCAAATCGATCTAAATCAGCCTTCTTGATCATGATATCAGTTGACTGACTAAAGACGTTTGATGTCGGTGACATAATTACCCAAATAGGGAAATATAAATCCAGGTGTTGTTCACCTAAATCATCCAGGAATTGATTGAGGGTAAGTTTGTGAGATATTGTCTCATCTACCCATCCTGTATACCATCCATCAAATGACGTAAATTCGTCTCTGATCTCAGGTTTGTAGTATCCTCTCCAGGCATCAGTTCTTACATACTCGAAACCGTTGATCGGTAGAGTCTGTTCTGTGTCTCCCCAAAGTTCTTCCAGGTATTCATTGGCAAAACCAAATTCTTTACTCCAGTAAAACTTTTTACCTTCCTCATGCTCGTGATGACCAAAGCTAATTAGCGTTGGAGGATGATCCCACACAGCATCTGCACAAGATTCACATAGAATCTGTCCATCTTGAGTCTCTCTTGAGTACTCATTGTCATAATCGATCTCGTGATCGCAATCATTACATTTTTCCATTTTTATGTATTTTAAGTTTGACATATACTCCCAAATGAATGGGAGTTTCGGTTAACCTAAACCTCATCAGTATGCCTGGGCAATCCTTTCTTACTATAAGTCTTAATTATGTGTTTATATAGTTTGTATCTGTTGCCTTCATCAAGATCAGCAAGGAACGTAAAAAATCCGTTCTTATCGTTCTGAATTCTTGCCATGAATTTCTCATGTAGGTGTTTGACCAGGGTAGGATCATCCTTCCAGGTTGCATCTATGAAATGCTCATTCCAGTATTGGAAATTCCATCCATACCATACAATGTCATCCATGATCTGATAAACTGCATTAAAATTCATGAGGAGTTTTTGATGTCTTCGACTCTCCTCCTCGCCTAGCTTACGTCTGATCTTAGCAAGTTTTGACTCTAATAGTGTCATTCTGCTTTTATCCTGTCTGATCTGCTCATA